TCATCTAAACACCATCGATATATAGTTTTTTGTAAATCATCATAATCATCATAATCAAGATGTTCTGGAATGATAAAATCATAAATAGAACACCCAAGACGACATAAGTCAAAACTCATATTAGGTTCCAGTCTGGGTTTTTTGTTATTGAAAAATGGCTCACAATTATATTGTGTATCCGCATCGCCACTTGGACCGAAACTATCAGAACAATATGTAGTACCATTAAACCGATATATGCTTCTTCCGAAATCAATTATTTTGTATATTTTGCCATAAGTAGGTACTTTATATACGATGTTCTCGAATTTATAAAACAAGAATGGTATGTCTGTCTTAATATACATAATATTATTAGTATGAAGGTCATTATGTGTAAATGAAAATAGGCGTTGATATATAATAAGAGTCATGACAACTTGAAATAGAGCACTTGCTGTATTTTCCAAGGTAACATTTCCAGATGTAAAGAGGTCGTCAAATGTACCATCACATTTTTCAAGGCATATCATTTGAACGGGGTAGTTATTAATATATGCGTATTGTTCGTCTTGCATATCGGGTAGACTATCATCATTCGATGTATCAGTATTGGTTTCCCAATCACTTCCCGAATCATCATCAGAATCATTGTTATCAGAATCACTGGTATCTGATATAGAACTATTATCGTCACTGGATTGTTCTTCTTTGGAATCGGGATTAGTAGTGTTATCTACATTTAGTTTGTTCTCATATATAATACAATCATCGAGAGATTCAGTTGTAATATCATCAAGTTCAGTGAAAGAATCGATAATAGAAATAGCGGAAATATTATGATTTGATTTCGATATACATAACTTAGGTCGTTGTTTTCTGGAATCCTCGTGTTGATGTTGGTCTATATTTACATGTTGAAGTGTAAAAAGGCGATTAATATTATTATTAAAAAATGTCGATTCGGTTAAATAATCAATATCATCTGACACATCATATTTATATTTATTCTGAATTCCCAGAAAAGAACCATAGAAATCCAAACAATTTACTATATTATGATTTTGTAAAGTCATACTACTCAAATAATAGAAAAATGTATCAACATAAGCACAATTATGTTGTGAACTAATTTTAGAAATTACATTTTGAGAAATATCATCTGAAACAGACACCGAAACCGGTAAATTATGCAAGAATTCAGTATTGTCTTCATATTTCCCTATCATATAACGTAGTGGGTCTAACAATGGAGAAAATTTAAAGAAAATATCTTTTTGATACTCTATGCCAGACATATCAATCACTGAATGAGTATTTACAAAATGTTTATGATGATTTAACTGAATCATATTATAATTTTTCTTAGAAAGAGTAAATAATTCATCGTAAATAGGATTATATTTTTGTGGCTTATCAATACAAAATGGGTTATATCCAATTTGTACGTCATCAGTAGAAGGAGTATAGTTTTTCTCTAAAGAAGCTATATCAATCTGATTACTTTTGTAGTAACCAACTGAAAATTTATTATCAATCACAGTTTTTATATTCATATACAAGATTTACTATAAGTATTTAATACATTTTTATGCTTAAATACAAACCAATTCAATTTGTAAACTACAACTATAACCACAATCTCGTTTGAATTACTTTAGAATAATATAATATTAAAGTATTGTAAAGACAATGAGTTTGGAATTAAAAAAATTTAATATGCGTGAAATCACATTCAAACCCGATGAAAATAAAGGTCCAGTGATTGTTATGATAGGAAGGCGTGATACAGGAAAATCATTTTTAGTAAGAGATTTGTTATTTTATCATCAAGATATTCCAGTAGGAACGGTAATGTCTGGAACTGAAGCCGGAAATGGATTCTATGCGGCTCATGTTCCTAAGCTATTCATCCATGAAGAATATAACACGGTCCTTATTGAAAATATTTTAAGACGACAAAAGACGGTGTTAAAACAAATGAATAAAGAAATAGAACAGCATAAAAAATCAAAGATAGATCCAAGATGTTTTACAATTTTAGATGATTGTTTGTACGATCAATCATGGACGCGTGATAAAATGATGAGATTATTATTTATGAACGGTCGTCATTGGAAGGTAATGTTGATAATTACAATGCAGTATCCATTAGGTATTCCTCCGAACTTAAGAACAAATATCGATTATGTATTTATATTACGTGAGCCATATTTAACAAATCGTAAGAGAATTTGGGAAAATTATGCGAGTATGTTTCCCACATTAGAATCATTTTGTAGTGTAATGGACCAAACAACTGAAAATTATGAATGTTTGGTTATTAATAATAACGCCAAATCCAATAAATTAAACGACCAAATCTTCTGGTATAAAGCTGAAAACCACCCTCCATTTAGATTAGGAGCAAATGAATTTTGGGAAATGTCAAAGAAATTAGGGTCGGATGATGAAGATGACGCATACGACCCAAGTAAAGCAAAGAAAAGTAAAGGACCCGCTATAAATGTAAAAAAGAGTAAGTGGTAAAATAATATATTTATGAAAGTTGTAAATATATTATGCGTAATGATTATGGGTCATACATGTCTTCATTAAATTCAATCTCGTCATCCGAATCGTAATTCTCGGTATCACAAAAATTATCCACTGAAACATCGGTTTGACGAATAAGCTCGTTTAATCGGTTTGCGAATTCTTCATTGAAATCAAGTAGTAAATTATTACTGATGTCCGTAATTGGTTCGCTATCAGTGGTGTCGTCGTCTATAATTGTAGATGTTGTATCAAGTTTCATATATAGTTCTGGTTCAGTTCTACCATCGGGAGTAATAAATGATGTATATCTCTTTCTATTCTTAATTACAACAATTTTTCTACCAATTCCAGGACATTTTTTAAGAATATTATTAATTTCTGTTGACATACGTTTATAATTAGGTGCTTGTTTACTAAGATCAAAATTATATTTATAATGAATATAGTTTGAGACAGCTATCTTAAACGTGTTGATTAGAATATCATTTGGAAAATCTTCATCTATGTTAATGTGCGGATAAAATTCATTAATCATATCATATATGTTATCTACAATCTCGTCTTCATCTTCATTATCAACAAATTGATTGAGATATGTATCTCTTATAATAAGTTTGTAATTATCGCCAAACACATCGAGATTGAATTCAGATAGAAATAATTTTTGTACTATATCTGGAACAATTGAGAATCGTTCTTTCATATAAAAATAAATATTGTATAAGTTACTTGTTGAAAAGACAACCCCGCTGTATGGGTTTTTTGGATTAAGTGGTTCTGAATGAAACATAGGAGAATTACAAACCGCTGCGATTATTATATGTGAAAGGTCTTGTAATGTAAATAAATACGTACAATTATTATCATATAACTGGATTACATTTCTTTGGGTTATTGATATGGGTGCTAACAATAAATCATGGTCGACCTTATTCTTTGAGTATCTTTGTCTAATAACTTTCGCAAAGTTAGCAAACGCCCAATATGTTTTTTGAATATTACAAAAAAAATCTAAAAATAAGTTCTGATTTTCTGGTGAAATTAAAAATGTATCCGTAATATTTTTGTTTAGTTCTTTGAATTTCGGTTCATTAGACAATACAAATAAACATTTAATCAGATTAGCATGTAAGTACGTTTGATTATTAACATCAAAAATGTGTTTCATATAGGAAATGCGACGAATCGAATCGTCCAACCGAGTACGAATTGAATCGTCCAAATGAGTACCAATCGTTTTATACGTATCGATACTAATATCATGTTCGTACTTTACATCATGTATAAATAATTTATGAGCTATATAGGTAAATGTTTTCATGTTATCTATAGAATAGAAAATAAAATTTTTATATCTTTTCAACATAATATATAACTAACTGTATTATGTTGAAAATCGATTGTCAGGTCTAATCTTCCTTTTTACTATCATCCGTAATAGCAAGTTCGTCTGCCAACTTAGCAGATTCAGCTGTATTTACCTCGCGTGATTCAAAATCAACATTTTCAGGAACACCATTTAGATTGCCCTCTTCGTCAATTGTCTGCGTAAGTACATTCCCACTTGATTTAGCATTTTCTATATTCTCCATTATAGCCTTCTTTTTTGTCTCACGAACACGTTCCTCAAATTCCTTTTTAGCGAGTTCTTCATTCTTCATTTTCTCTGAGTGTAGTGCGTTTAGTTCATCTTCCATATGCTCTACCCGTCCGGTTTTGTACGCGTCTGGGTCCCAAGGAATCCATACACCAACCGGTCCAACATAAATATCATGATTAGGGTCACTTTCACGGAGTTTTTTACATTTTCCCTCAGCTTCCTCTTGATTCGCAAATACTCCACGTATTTTAAGACCACGAACAGATGTTTGGAAAGCATGTTCGCGGTTGAATTGTTCATTTAGCTTATCCTCCTGTTTATCCAAAAAGTTCTTGTAATCATCTTCAATTCCACTTTTCTTTAATTTGTCGGATTCTTCTTTAACAAAATCATTAAAATCCCCGATTAGTGTCTCAACATTAATGTTGTGTTTATATGAGATAAAATGGATGAACTCAAAGTATCTTTCCATAGATTTAGAAAATTCCCAGTTTTTGATAAATTGATTGAATAGATATACTTCACGTTTTTGCAAAATTTTTTCGGGAGATACAAATGACATACATGCGAACTTTTGTCCGGCAATAGCTTGGTCTTCGTCGCACAAATCAACATATTTGGCGTTCATTGAACCATCCGCATTCATTTTCTTTTCGTATCCAGACATTTTAGGAATATACAGAATATAGTGTTGATTATTTAAGTGATTTCAAGTATTATTATTAAATTATTATATTTTTTTGTTAGGGTATAATATAAACATAATGTTTGATTTAAACGAGTTAGTTAAACGTGCTGTAAAGTACTTGATTGAAGGTTTAGTTGTTGCTCTTGCCGCATTCGCTATCCCAAAGAAACAACTGAATGTTGAGGAGATTATTATTATTGCCTTAACCGCTGCTGCTACATTTAGCATCCTTGATGTGTTCATCCCTGCTATGGGTTCTTCTGCCCGCGGTGGTGCTGGCTTCGGTATTGGTGCTAACTTGGTCGGTGGTCTTAAGTTGGCAGCATAAATTTTAGATTTTTATTGAAATAACTATATAGTTCAATAAAATATTCAAAGGTGTAAAAAGAAGTATAAAAAGAATCATAATATATATCATAATGGATACACCTACAACTCAGGAATTAAATGATGAAATTAACGCACTACGACAACAGGTAAGTACATTAAAAACTCGTCTTTCAAAATATACAAACAATGAGAGACATAAAAAGTACTATGAAAACAATAAAGATAAAGTTAAACAGAACGCAAAGCTATATATAGATAAATTGAAAGAAGAGAATCCAGATAAATTAAAGGAATATCGTAAGCGAGCATATATGAATAGAAAACAAAAGGAAAAAGATTAAGCATCGTAATATGGATTATCATGTATTTTCATTCCACAATATTGTTGCGGTTCCTTTTTATAATCAACCGGGTTATGTATACCTGATTCCTTAGCGCATTCTAATAAGAATTTAAAGTTACTCCAAAACTCGCTTTTATGCCCTATTGATTTTGTCATTACATGTGATAACTCATGAATGGCTACGAATGTTAATGTACTTTCGTCAATTAAATGGTCGTTATCTTCTTTGTCTTTATTTAAACAAAATGCGACTTTTTCACCTTTATTCTCACTATATGCGGTATAACTACTTGTAGGTAGTGTTTCCATTATCTTCTTTGGGTTGAAATTTTGTTGTAATCTTTTCACATTTTCTTTGTCTGGGTATTTATCACCTACATATGTAACCAACTCTTTACATTTGACCGTAATTTTTGCGAGTAAATCTGCTGCTTTTTCAATGTTTTCTCTTTCTCTAACGCAATATTTATTACCATCAACTGTGGATACAATACATGTTAATTGGAAACTTTCATAGTTCTCGCGGTATACATAATAACTGGTGCTTAATATGAATCCTATTATAAAATATCCTAAAATGTCTTCACTTCTCATTATACATATTCATGATAAAAATACAATTCCCTTGAAATATATTATATAACAATAATGTCATATAATATCAATAATAAACTTAAGCGCCAATCTCTAAAGCTTGACGAGTAGAGTCTCCTTCAATGGTGCTCTGGTTCCATGGACCAATATCAGCCTTGGAGATCACTGGGTCGGAACGAAGTTGAAGGTTAGCATTTCTCATAGACTGACCGATAGTATCGAGACCAATGTGGTAACCAGCCTCAAGAAGGTCGGGCATCTTTACGCCCTCAGCATCAACATTAGTAGGGTTTAAATTATTCCACTCACTGTTTTTATCAGCAGGTAACAAATCAGTAGGATTCGCCACAGGTTGAAGAGCATATCCGGATTCAGTCTTTCCTGAAGAAGGCTTAGGTCCATCGGTAGCTGCGGGTTCCTCCTCCTTTTCAGCGTCCTTATCATTGGTACCATCCTCCATCATATCGCGTACCATTTTCATTTGTCCGTTATATGACATTAATCCATATATAGCGATGATAGATATGATAATTACTAACATCATCTTGGGTGTAAAAAACTTAGTAAGATTCTTAAACATTTCGTTTATATAAACGCCTGATAAAAAATATTCACGCTATATTGTAAAATATGCTAAAATATAATGTTTATTTCTAATCATTTTCACTATTTATACTTTCATCGTCAATCTCTAAATCACTTGTATCACTATCTATCTCATTCAACATGTATGTATTTTTAATATTCTTTGCTTCTAAATACGAAGATAATGCCAATTCTTTCGCAACTTTCGCTTTTTGTCGGGCATCTCTATACATTTGATAATATACTTCATTCGGTTTTTTTAAAGTTAGTTTTTCATCAGTAGGTAACTCTTCTAAAGTAAATACTACCTCTTCCATTGAATCATTCGAATTTTTTATGTTTGTATTATTGTCAATTGAACTGTCGGGTTCATCTGATACGGTATTAATATCAATGTTTGTATTTATTGTATCCGTATCAATACTATTTGGTTGTGATGATTTTCCTAAATTATTTGTATTGTTATCTGATTCGGGTAATATTTCAGACTGTTCTATTTCAGACTGTTCTATTTCAGATGAAATATCATTTATCAAGTCAGATACAATCTCGTTAGTGTTGTTATCATCTGTAGAAATCATAATAGGTTTAGTGATGGATTGTTTAACTAATTCCTCAGTTTGTGCGGTCGTCGTTTGTGAGTGTATTTGTGGTTTTGTCTGTATAACGCATTTGTCAAATAATTTAAATTCTTCAGGTCTGAGTAATAATGATTGTTTCATTTCGAGTTCTATCTGAAAACTTCTTGCCGAACACTTAATCCCTTGAACTTCAATTATATTCATCAACTTGGTATTTTCGGTAATTGTACTGAAATCAACTTGATTCTCGTCTTCGTCGTATATTTTAATAGAAGGTTTGTCGAGTGCTGTAGGTATATTTGTTCTTATCAAATAGAATTTACCCGATTTATACACTTTCAATGGTGATGTAAAGTAATTTTCAATATCTGCCTTTTCCATATTACCATCAAACCATGTATCACGATGTTCGTAAATATATTGAATACAATACTCTTCCAACTTCTCAAACCATTGAATAATATATTCATCTTCATTCGTGAAAAGCATATCCGTGTAGTATTTTCTACCATTCTTTACAAACCCATTACGAGTATTACATGCGGGTGGTTGTATATATAGAGGGATATTGTCTTTTTTAAACCGAATAAAGTAATTTCCACCTGAAATAAGAGTAGGCTTTGCCAGTACTAACTTATCAAAATTAAATTCACGCAACTTTTCATTCGTATCGTAGATTTGTTCCATATTAGTTTGTATGTCATGTTCTCTTTATTATAGTTTACACCTTTGAATATTAGTTTTTTCGTTTAAATTATAATTAAAGTTTCTTTGAAGTTTTTAATACGTAATGAATGCAAAGTTTGCGAGATAGTTGTATAGCACTTTTTAAAGATGAGAATATAAAACGAGATTTAAGAGAAATTATGAAACCAATACGTGATACAATATACGACGAATTGAATATATATGTCTGGATCATACTTGTTTACAACATATTTTTAGTTTTTATCATTTTAGCGAATTTATTTTTATTGCTTCGTTTGTTGAGATATTCAAATAAAGTTTCTTATCTGGATTAATATGTTCTTTTATAATATAATGACATCTCATAAGACAAATAAACGTTCATATAAAAAACGCCCCGTTAAAAAAACAACACAGAAAGGCGGCGATATCCAAGTATTTGGATATACATGCAAAAAGGATGAAGCGAACATGGAGGAAGATAAATCTATTGAAGTAGAGAACATGGAGGTAGAGAATATGGAAGAAGATAATTCTCCTGACACAGAGAACATTGAGGAAGAGAACTCTCCTGAAGTAGAGAACAACAACGAAGATGATGATGAAGAAGAAAGTGATGATGAAGATAACATTGGTGGAGGTAAGAAAGGACGCAAAGCCAGAAAATCAACAAAAAAAGCACGAAAGTCACATAAAAAGACTCGCAAAACAATGAAAAAGAAGGGTAAATCAGCATGGACTACTTTTGTTACTGACTTATACAGAAAGAATAAACAAAAGAACCCTGTTTACATGTTTAAAAACGCACTAAAAGATGCTGCTAAAATATACAAAAAGTAATACATGAATATAAGCAATTAGAAAAACAACTTTAGTAATATTATAAAATGGATAATATTACTAACAGCAATCAAAGTTTGATAGCCAATTCAAATAAAAATGAACGAGAACTTTTAATCGAACATGTAAAAAACTGGGTTATTTTAGACCAAAGAATACAAATGATTAATGAAAAAACGAAACAAATCCGAGAATTAAAATCAACTGTTACTACTGAAATATGCGATTATATGAAACGTAACAACCTAACATCAAATATAGGTATTAGTCATGGAGAACTTCGCATGTATGATAAGAAAGAATATAAACCACTTACATTTACCTATGTAGAAAAATGTTTGAATGACATTATCAAAGACAAAACTCATGTTGAATATATAATTAAATATTTGAAGGACAATAGAGAAATAACGGTATCACAAGATATTAAGCGTGTTATGCAAAAATTATAAATATAAATAATATATATAATAATGTTTACTATAGATACATCTGATTTTCAAGATTATATATTCCGAAAAGATATTACTGGAGATAACGTAGTTGGTGGTTATCCTATTAATAATTTGATAAATATTGAGAACAATGAACGGTCTATGTTAGGCGGGTCAAATGACATAGGAACATCTCGTTTTGATGGGTTAGTCGTACCAATTGGATTGGCAGTAGACCCAAAAACGATTTTGGGTGGATGTTCTCAATTAACAAATATAAAAATGGTAAATAAAGATGAGACTATAGATGATAATTTATTTAATGTGTTATTTGGTAAAGTAAAACATAACAACGGAAACAACAAGACGAGAAAAAGTAAGAAACGCTAATTAGATGTACTATATGTTTCAGATAATATATCGTATTTTGTATCTTTCAATAACAATACTATCATAGACACTACAATTACATTGAATATACCACTATTCATATTTTCAATGTCACTTCCATCTTGTTTTGTAGCAAAGATTATATCAAACCATTCGGGACCATAATTATAATGTAGAGATTCGTGATGTTCAATATGGATATTATTAGTCTCAAATATATGATAATTGATAGAATGATATGATGTGTAAACTAAACTCCAAATAAGTATAACGTAATGATTTAATAGATGTATATTGAGAACACTTTTAATATATAATAATGGGAATAATAATATAGCACCTCCTATTGTAAAAAAATTAAAAACGTTATCAAGCATAAAAGTAAGTATGCTTGAGTTCTCAGTATGGTGTGTTTTATGAAAGTATCCAAATGTATCTGGATATGTATGAAATAATCTATGTATAAAATACGTCCATAATGTAACTATAATAGATGTAATAGCTGATATGTAATAATTGTTTAACGTGTAATAATCAACAATAATACTGACAATAAAGCTCAAGATAATAATAGGTATATTTACCTGTAAAAATTTGATGTAATTGTCAATCCTTGTATCTTGCGTATAATATTTCATTCCTATGTAGTACTGATATATTCTATAAATGTATGTTTCGCTAATACCAATAATATTTTACTTGTAACGACCATTAAACCTACAAATAAACATTGAAGTGTTTTATCACTTGATGTTAATTTACTATAAGATGGCGTATAAGGCGATGTTATTGTGTTTATCATATTGTCTTCTAAATATAAATTTTCGATAATTGTAATCGGACAATCTTGATATATAATATTCGTTGTTAATACCATAAATAATAACATATTTATCATTATTAAAATAGATACATCATTTGTCATAAGAGTAATAATTATAGGTAATGAGAACATTACCCAATGTAAAAATAGTAAAGCCCACTTTATAGGACTTTCGTATAAAGATTGTACTATATTAGGGTATATCATATCTAAATTATGGAGGCATTATAATTTAGATAATATCACGAACAACACCGCTTAATGACGAGACCAATTCGTATTATTAAAAGAATTTAATTGTAATTTATCAGGGTTCTTTTTCCAGTAATCTATTTTCTCTTGTAATTCCTTGTCTTCGGCAGTGAGAGGAATGGGGTGCGTTTGTTGTGCTTCTAATCGTTTCAAATCATTTTCTGTAGGGGTGGGTTTTTTACCATAGCAATTTACACCGAATTTAATGTATGGATTATCAATATAACCTCCATTTACACCTGGACGACCACAATTGTTTTTCTTTTTGGGGAATTGTTGTAATTTATCCCAAGTTCCTTTTTGGGTGGGGAAGAATGCCATTTGTCCGTCAGACCAGCCATAATTACACCATTCGGCACCCTTATTATATGCGGCTTCAATCTGGTCGTAAGTTGCTAATTTAGCACCAAACGAACTACATACTGCTTGTGCGTCTTCGTATGAATATTTATTGTTAGATACATTAAACACTTCGTTTTCACATTTTGGCATTTTAATTGTTTTTTTGATTGCGTCATCTTCCTTCTCTTCCTCTTTTGGTTGAGATGTTCTTAAATAATCAAGAATATTAATATCAAATGTCTTTTGCATAAAAATAACAATCGCATTCAATAACAAACTAATCCATGCTGTGCTTTCAATTAATGAGATAAAGAAAGGTTTGGTAGAAGAAGACATTGGAAGTCTAAATAGATAAACAACAATGTAAAGAGAAACAATAAATAATGGAAGAGTAACCAGATTGTTAGAATTTTCTAAAAATAATAATACATTATCATAGAGAACAATCATATCATCGGTAATTTGTTGTTGGGATTTAGATGTGTAATACGAAATAATAAAAATAAAGACGCTGACAAAGAAAATGAAATCCAACGTTCTACCTAAATTAGTTTGAAACTCATCAGGGGTCTTCCCTTTATTAAAAAACGTTCCTAAAATATAATATACTACAATGTAAATAGCTAAAAACCATATTAATACGAACATATTTGATGAAGTAAGATACTGGTTTGCTACATTCTTTAATTGATTTGTTTCTGGTGTAACATCGGTTTTTGTAGGGGTAGTATTATCAGTTTCTTCAGTAGTATCCACATCTTCATTGGTAGAATCATCAGTATCTTGAGATTTGATTCCGTTATTTACATCTCTTAAATGAGTTTTTGTATCTTCCTCATATTGTGATTCAGCAACATCATCATTAATATAATCAGTTTCTACATTATCTGGATTATACTTATTAGCCATTATTGTTTTATACTATATTTATTTATTTTTTTTACGGTAAAATAAACAATATGCCATCGATGTAACAACCTTAGAAGGGTCTTCAACCTGTTCTATTACATTATCATTAAAATGAATCCATTTATTACTTGCGTGTTTTACAAACGCAGTATAATGTCCTCCATTCGTACCTCCATTATGGTTACATACACCATATAAATCATACACATATGACTTGGGATTATAACCCAGAACATATTTTGATAGGTCAAGATTATCAACTGGAAAATCTATTTTGGTATTTATCTTACGTTGTCCGTCTGGGGTAAACCTCTTCAAAACAATAACTAAAATTTTTGGGAAATTCCAGAAAACAACATTTTTCTTAACATCTTGCTTTGAATTAGTTTCTTCATTAAACCATGCGTTGTCTCCTTCAAGAATATCTGGTTTAATAAAAAGGTTCATACAATCATATATAGACGATTTTACAATATTTCCTTCCATTATAGGTAAATCTAATATAAAATAAGATTCTGGTTTCAAAACTAATGACTTTTTACCATCAATATCGGTTATTTGATTTACATATATTCCATAATATAAATCCACTATTTCAGAATATTCAGTACTATATAAATGCTGAAGTAACTTATAACATTCTACAGCGAGTTTATCAGTCATATTTTCAACATTACCTGATATTTTCATTTTTATCTTACGAGAAATGCTTGTATGCATACATTCAATAATAAACATAAAAAACTCAGGCATATCATTTTGATTATATCCAGAAAACAATTCCTTACCTTTCTTATTCGCAAGTTCATGCATTATATGAATGAATTTCTTGGGTGTAACTACACCATTACCACTCCACATGACTTTTCGTAACTCGTCCCATGCTAATGTTGCATGACTTTCAACAATATCTGTTTTTAAATATTCTTTAAATTTACTCGAATCAAAAAAATCATTTAACTCGTATGTATGATTTATCATTTGCATACATGAATTTAAAAAACATGTATTTCCCATATTTTCCATTCCGGTTATTCCATTCTCTTTATATTTAGTTAGATCCATTATAAAAGGTATATAGACATTCCTTTACACCATTTATAATAAATATAATTAATATGAATAGAAATTTATTTAATTCAACTCACCCAAGACAAACACAATCATCTGGAATGTCGACGAATGAATACGAAAATACTCAACGTTCGGTGAATGATTTGGTACACATATATCGAAATTTAACTCATGGTATGCGCGATGTTATGGTTGGATATAATTCGACCATAAATATTTATAATCAAAATATATCCAGATATTTATCCACAATAAATGAATATAGAAATGACGTTAGATTAATGCAGACGCAAATATCGAATGATTTACCGCAATTATCACGTACAAATACACCGACCAGACCATCACGAGCACAACCATCTAATATACGACATAACACTACAAATACCTACCCCGACATAACACCAGTTGGTACTACAGAATCACGCACATTTTCGTCTCCAAGTTTATTGTTTCCGAATAATTTTACTTTCCCTATAAATTTTGGTACGCGTAGTTACGAAAACGTTATAGTTTCCCCGACACAAAGTGAAATAGACAATGCGGTTGAAGTATTTAATTACAATGAAAATAGCATGCAACTAAATGGTAGATGTCCCATTACAATGGAAGAATTTGTCATAAACGACCGTGTTTCCAGAATACGTCATTGTGGACATCTATTTCGAGAAGAAGCTTTAAATAGATGGTTTAGATTAAATGTTAGGTGTCCTGTTTGTAGATATGATATACGCGAGTATACAAATAATAATGATACACCAGATACTACTGACAATAATACAATGGATGCGTCTAATAATAATATTGATATATCAAATTCAAATATAGACACGAATATAGATGATATTACGAATCAAGTAACTACTGAAATTACAAATTTGCTAACACAAGCATGGCGAACTCAATTACAAACAAATCTGAGTGATAATTCGCAAAATCAATTATTTAGTTTTGATATACCAATATCAATAACAAGTACTTATGTGAATGAATATGATGAGGATGAGGATGAGGATGAGGATGAGGATGTCGATGATGACCTCTAAATAAAAAATATGACAATTATACATTATGTGTCATATTTTTACATATTACAGAACTAATTCTGTTTACTTAGGCTTGGTAAAGAATGTATCTAATGTTTGAATACGATTTTTTGTATTGTGTATCTTACTAAGGACCTTATCAAATAATAGAATTTTTATCTTCGCACTACACATTTTTTCTTTTTTTTTCATGAATGTTTCCAAGTCATGTCCTTCATCCTCTAACTTTTGTAGGTCCTTGTTAAATGTTTTAATCGCAGACCGTTTGTTTTGCATCGTCCATATTTGTTCTAATGCTAACCCAAACAATTGTTGGAGTGGTTTCATTAACTGGTTTGTAATATAGTGAGTATAATCAATCTGTAACTTATTATCTATAATATATTCCGGAGTTTCTATTTTGTCTCCCATTAACGCTTTAGGTTTGTCATTTACAACAAATACAAATTTCATTCTATCACCTGGTTTTGGTTTATTTCCTGGGTCACGTTGCCCTATACGATTTGCCAATACATTATGACCTATTTGATTTGGATTTTTATAATATCCCTTAAGTGCTTTTGTAATCATAAGTTTATCCATACTAACCTTACCATCAATTAAATTTTGTAGAGCTGATTCTAAATACTTAATTGCGTCTTCTACATTGTTACCTTTCATTAGGATATTCAATATATCTCCATATACATCTTTTAAGTAGTCACATGAATCACGGCGTTTGATTGATAATCCCATATACTTCAAGTAACCTTTGTTTGGGTCATCTTCATATAACATACCAACATATCTCTTTTTAGAAAGCAATATGAATGGCATGAGGGTTTTCTCATATTCTAAAAACATAGGTGCTTTCAAATAATTACTACAAACAACTTCTATGTCTTTTGATATTTCAATAGTACCCTCTAATGCTTTCTTGCCACGAATCTTTTCGCCTGTTTCTGGGTCTTCCAGATTTAACGTGTAAAATACTGAATCTGTATCGCCATAAATATATTCCGCACGACATCTCATCGGTCCATGACATTTGGTATCATATACTAAGTCTCCATAGATTTCTTCAATCATTCTTCGTGCATACATAATCATCATGCGACCAGTTGCTGTAGTAGAAGCAGCAACATCTTTTTCGTAAAATGTAGATGTTCTTGCTCCACATTGTCCGTATAATGAATTCGCCGTTACTTTATATCCAAGTTGTCTTTTATCAAGGATATTTTGCATGAATGGGTCCTTCTCGGTCTTTATCATTTTACGTGTGTCCTTTCGTGCTTTTAACAGCTCTTCCAAAATAGAAGGCATAATGGACTTTTGATTATCTGGTAACTGCGCCCATCTACACGTCATACGTCCGACCTTCGTTTTTACTTTTCGTGATAAAGGATTTGCTGGATTTCTTAGATACTCATAATTATCATAGTCAATATCAATATATTGATAGTCTGGTAAGTTATCGTATATGAAATTTCCATCTTTATCACGTTCGCCTGTAACATGTATTAAATTGTCATCCAAATCATACGTCTTCGTCCATACCTTACTATCATGAGAATAATTCTGACTAATCATTGACGATGGGTATAATGAAGAATAATCTACACAAGCTACTGGGTTATCCATATACATAGAACACTTGGGTGGAAGAACAATCGCACCTTCATATCCTTCTTCTTTATATGTCTTTTCAAGGTCGGGCATGAGTGTATTCTTTTCACGGCATTTTTTAGCAACATAACTTGTTAATTTGATACCTTGACCTCTGAATATCAAGAAGTTAATGGGAACACTACAAATACTTGCCATCTCTGTATATCCAGTAATAACATCGATTTTATTCATTAAATGGTGAACGAGGTTACAATCTTGAATACAATATTTCGCAACAATTGCCCTGTCGCTCGATGAACCATTGGCTAATCTGAAAATATCTTGTGGAGTTACATCATCTTTGGCTGTACCCCATTTAAGTGATTTATTACCTTCAATATCCCTCTCGTGATTTGCTATCATAATAACGTTAAATGTATTGGTTTTGTCATTTTCGGTAACTTCTCTTCCAAATTCAATATCTAAAACCTTGAACTTCTGACCGTTTTTGTAATAATTTGTGGTAACCCCACTAAATTCAATATGAATAAAGTCGTTCTTATGTAGTCCAGCCAAGTTCTTACTATAAAGTTCTGTAATGTCACCATATTCTGGATGGGAACAACATACCACTTGTTTTACACTATCGCTTATATATTGACCGGCAACATCATCTAATTTGTACGACGCCAAATTAAAATCACGTCTGAAATACGCATACATATCGATTTGTAATCTACCCGTCATTTTAAAATACCTCAAATCATAATCTCCACTTGCTATCTGCATTTTTGTGTTTTCAATATTCAACTCTCTGGTATTTCTATCTTCCTTCGCACACATTTCATTGATTTTGCGCGATAGTTTTAAGAACTCACGCTCACATTTATTTTCTTGTGCTCTACGAAACATGAATTCATAATCAAACCCAAATATATTATACCCAATCATAATGTCTGGGTTTTCATTTTGAATTAGCTTAGCCCATTGTAACAATACGTCTTTCTCGGTTTTCGCAGTTTCAATAATAGTACCATCTACATCATCACATGTGCCAAGAACCACACAGTGATTCATATATGGTTCAGAATCACCATATTTCATAAATGTTGAGCCAATAAAAGTAACTTTATCACCTTCGAGCGGCGGAAACATTAATGTGATTACTTCGTTGGATAGTTGGATTTTTTCTTCACGGTCATATTTATCACTAAGGAGTATGTCTATAATGGTAAACTTTTTATTTGCTTTCACTTTTTTTTCATACTGTTTATGTGTATAACCGCCACCATCCCCATTATCGGTTTGTAACATCTCGTCGCTGTCTCCACCAGCACCTTGTGTTTGGTAATCTTGATTTATTTTATCGAATATGCGGTCAATTTGAAGTATCTTTGAACTTTCGCCATTAGAAAGGTCGTCTTTCGCCTTCTCGATTGGGATTTTTGAAAGAGCATCGATCTTATCTTGAATATAATCCTTGTTTACTTTTGATTTTGGATAAACTAAATCAACATCATCAAATTTACCAAATCCAAAAGCAGCCATTACACATTTAGTTAATAACGTTAAACTATTATTTTTATCCAAGAAACGTAATTGTTGTAGAAATGCGTCGACCAAATTAGCCGCGAATCGCTTATATGTCTTAACTGGTATAGGAAAATCACCATGACTACTACTTGCTTCAATATCAAAACTACATATTTTAAATGGAACACGAGTTTCCTTCTCTGGCATAGGTGTCAAATCTTTTAGAGAGCATTTATATTCATATTTACACGTAGTAGTAGAAACAGGTGGTTTAATCATTCGGGATGTATTAAATGATATCCACCCAGACGGACTTACTGAATTCACATGGAAATATCTTAATAGAGGAGGTATATTGCTCTCATATAGTTCAATTTCTATCTTCTTAGATACTAAGTTTGTACGTTTACGAATATTTTCACCAGTTCGTTTATCTACAACATAGTCAAACCATAAATTCTTGGTTTTATTCATACTGGTTGTGTTTTTGAAAACCAATTTTATAAATTTATGCTTTCCACCACCAGAGAATCCATATAATTTATGATGGTCTACCAGGGTTGCAGATATAATAGAGTCTTGAAACATTTTTCCAACCTTTTTCTTCAACTCATCCACAAAACAACGTTTATCATATTCCGTCCAATTATCACCTACCTTTACAAAGAAGAACGGATTATAATCTTCGACATATAAACAGCAAGTTTCTCCCTTTTCATTTACACCGAACATTTGAATAATAAACGATTTCTCATCCTTAATCGGTTTATATTTATCATTTGAATCATCACTGTCGGCATCATCCACTGATACCCCCTTGTCTTCATCATATACATTGAAATCAAATAAACGAAATGATTTTCGAATACCCATCTTTTTCATTGTGTTTGATGACATTGTTTACCACTAATAACTTATACCTGTTGGTTTTAGATTTTTTATTTAAATATTGTTTATTTAAGAAATTCAATTTTACATCATTCAAATCATATGTATGTATGATGTAAAATATTTATTGCGATTTAGATCTAATACTTCGATTAGTTGCTCTAATTTTAGATTTGACATATCCGCCCTTATGAGATTTAGCCCAGGTTATCATATCAGATGCGGTTCTACTTCCGCCATAGTAATCAGCATGTCCATTATGTACTTTAAACATGGTTGGATATCCGACAACCTCAATATGTTCTCCATTTAATTTATTATCAATATCTCTAATCTTCATATCTTTATCAAAATCAGAGTCTTCTATTTCTATAGTTTCAATATCCATACCTAATCTATTTTTCATCTCATCCCATTGTGGTTTCATGTGTTGACAATGAGTACACCAATTAGCATATACTAACACAATTGTACGTTTGTCTTTATTTTTCTTTGGCGTAACCTTCTTCGTTTTATTTTTTGCGGGTTTCGTTTTATCGGTTCCCTTTTTTACTGGTTTACCCTTTGAGTTTTTTGCTGTTTTATTTTTAGAGGGTTTAGTCTTAGCTGGTGCCATTATATATTATCAATAGAAAAAAACGTTTCAAAACTCATTCTTTTCCTAATATATATTATAATAATTATGAAAAATACAAAACTATTCGTCATACTTTTCTTATTGATAGTATTTGTTCTTGGACTATGTGCTACTATGTATGTTAAACCATCTGTTACAAATAAAAAAAAGGATATTGAGAACATGGAAGCACAACAACAATCCGGATGTCCCGATATGTTAGTAAAAAAAGGACAATCTTTAGCACTTTATAACACAAAACAACCTGTTATGGAAGGAAAGAATCCTATTTTGTTCCAAAGTTTAGATGATTATATTGAATTTGTACGAATTCAAGAAAAGAATGGAATTAACTGCCCTATTTTATATTTACAAGAAGAGGTAAATACGCAAGGGGAGAACGTTTACCGTATGCGTCCAAGTCCATTTGATATGCAAGGAGGATTACCTTCAACAACTCCCGAAGTAGTTGAAATATCAGATGCGAATCGCATGAATTTTCCATATAATGAGAACAATTACCCTGGATTTGACCCAGAAGGTCAATATGTAGGCATTTATACTAATTTAGATGCAGTACATGATTCTACTAAACAACCAAGTAATAGCGATAATCCAATGGATCCTAACTGGGGAGGAATAGAATACACCAGAAAAGCAGTAAAATCAGGTAAATATGAAGATAGAGAAATTACGAAACCCGTATTTGGTAAGACTGTAAATACCTCATTTATTCCAGAATTACCATCTAATGTAGAAAAACCAATAGATATTCTTTAATTGTATGTTTTCATAGAGAACATAAACATACAATTAGTCGGTGGAAGTAGTAGTGTCATTGGTAGTGTCAGTAGTAGTTTCAGTTACAGGTTTGGTGTATAATAAATACTGACGTATATTTTCCAAGGAAGATTTACTAATTTTACGAACTTTTCCATTTGAAGTTACCGTAAATGTATCAATACATTGTGGATTTGATTGTAACTCTTGCATGAAATGATTGAATGATGTGAAATGACTCATAATAGCCATAGCAGTTACTGAACTAATCCCCGGAATCTGACATAGTACAATTTCACCAATGTTATCGGGGGTAACATTTTCTTTCTTTACCTTTTTTACTACCGAACAGTAATTACTCCCAGACGGTTGTTCTTCGTTAGGTGTATCAGTAGTATCTTCCTGTTCTCTAAGACGTAATGTACCCGCAAAAGTTTGGGTTAAGTAGTATGGAATACGTCCTTTGCCAAATTCTCGCTCTATCTTATCGGCTGTAAAAATTAACCATTCTGCGGTTTCATCAACGGTTGACGTTTTATATAAACTAAACCCTTTGAAAAAATGTAGAGAAGTCATAGCTGAATACACTATTTTCTTTTCAAGAGGAGTTCTCAATTGTGAAAATAAACCTTCTAATAAATAGACAACAGAATGCAGTGGATATCCAGACGAATGTATTAATCTATATGACTGTTCTTCATATCTACCATCCTTAATGGATGCTAACAAATCGGTATAGGTTTTACGCTCTATTAACATCACCTTTTTACCTTCATCGGTTTCGATAAGTATATCTCCAAGAGGAAGTACCCGTTTCTCTAAAATAGCAAATGATGGATTTTTTAAACTACTAAGTCTTGCGTCTAATCTGTCATATAATGCATGTTCGCGTTCATCAACAATTATCTTCATGACAAGAATATAATAAGTGTATAAGAATTATTATATTGTTTTTGAAAATGTTATTTAATGCCAAACCATGGGGCTGACACCAATAGGACGAGATTGTTTAACATTTGGGTTAGCAGTTGTAGCAACCTTCGTTAATCCGTAACTTGCGAAACGAACGCCTAAAGCAGATGCTCCACCGATGTGGATTGCTGCGTATGCGTCCTTTCCAACTTGACGTGGAAGTCCAGCCTTGGCACTTCCACCCTTAGAATCTTGATTAGATATACTTGCCGTAGCCGACACTCTTTTAGTAGCACTTAATACCATAATTATATATTTACTAAATATTTTTATTATTTGTTAAATATACTATAAACGCATCCGATTATTTATACATCCTTGGTATATGCATTAAGATTAGATTGAGCGGTAGTTACCTTACCTTGTTCGGTATTAACATTATCTTCGGCAGTGCCTGCAGGTTCACGAGCATCAATAATGGCTTGTAATGCATCAGCTGCAGTCTTGGCAGTAGTGTATGCTGCTAAAGAATTGGCAGCATCCTCAATCTGTTGTGGTGTTGCTGCTTCACCTGCGTCGGAGACTGTTTTAGCATCAGCATCGGAAGTACCCTTTTTAGTAGAGACATCCAATGTGGTTATCATAGCAAGAATAGCAGCATCATTGTCAGTGGATGCTACGGTAACATTCGTTAAAGCGTCGGCAGTAGCAATATTAGCAGTAACCAACGCATCAGCAGTAGCTTTAACAGCAGTAGCTTTAGATAAGTAATATCTTGCTATCATAAGTGCTTGTTTTAACATGGCTTTTGGACCTTGTAAGAAAACTAAATTTTGAGATGTGTTTCTGTAAGCAATACTAACAGATGCTTCACGACCGATTTGAAAAGGAAGACCAGTCTTTTTGGGTCCTCCTCCGGAGTTTTGATTGACAATACTTGACTTGTACGTTGTTCGTTTAGAACCACTTAGTACCATATTTTATATATTTACTAAATATTTTATTACACGCATATATATTATAGTAAAACCATATAAACTGATTCATACATAATATGTTATAACATTCATTTTATTACCAGTTAAGAATAAAATGAATACCGACGAAGATATCCGAATTGAAAAAAACATAAACGGTGTAGAATCATACATATTTGACCCATATAATACCATCAACAAAGTAATCACCGAAGACGAAATAAAAGGAATATTGTCTAAATATGGTATAAATGCGAATATCTATAATTCGATGTTATATAAACGTGCGTTCGTACATCGTTCTTATATCAAACGCCCTGATATTGAAAATGAATACAATAACATTACACTTGTCCCTCAACCTGCGGAGTGTTTACCATTATATACTAAATCAAATGAACGGTTAGAATTTGTAGGAGATGGTGTATTAGAGTGTATTACTAAGTATTACTTATATAAACGCTTCCCTAAAGAGAATGAGGGATTTATGACTGAAAAAAAGATTGCCCTTGTAAAGAATGAAGCAATCGGAAAAATCGCATATGAAATGGGACTCCATAAATGGTTAATATTATCTAAACACGCTGAAACAAAGCAAACACGAACAAATTTAAAGAAACTGGGTTGTTTATTTGAGTCATTTATTGGAGCTATGTTTTTAGATTTTAACAAAATATCAGTTCATGATGATGAGAATTGGTTTAGAGACGTGTTTGCTACAGGACCTGGGTTTCAAATGGTACAGGCATTTATAGAAAATGTATTTGAAAAACATGTAGACTGGATAAGTTTAATTAAGAATGATGATAATTACAAGAATATTTTACAAGTAAAAATTCAGAAAGAGTTTAAAGTAACTCCGCATTATATGGAAGTAAGGGAACACGACCCTGAAACGGGTTATCATATGGGTGTATATTTATGCTTAGGACAGCCGATTCATAGTGTAAAACCCGACCAATCAATATCAATCACTGAATTCAATAAATATACAGACATACATCAATATATGTCACAATACAACCGTATTTTTGTATTTATGGGAGAAGGTATCCATAAGATAAAGAAGAAAGCAGAACAAATTTCTTGTGAAGATGCTATTCATAAATTAAGTCAATTTTGATATTTACTTTGATTGACAAAACAAAATAAATATAATTTGTATTGTTACTATATACATATTATAAGGTAATGAGTATTCCAAATACATATTTAGAACTATTACAAACCAAGGTAATGCCAAATACACAAACAGGAATACAAATAAGATTTAACAACAGACAGCAAATAAATGATTCTAATTCTGTTGAAAATAATGAAAAACTTAATAATAATGATGAACCTGTAAAGTCCAAACCATTTACTATTTTAGATAAACGACGTAGTTCTACTGTAAATCGCGATATTGTTCTGGATAAATTACGTAAACAAGACGTATTTGCCGTAAAACCGCGTCCAAGTGACATTAATAAAAATTTGTATGTTCCGCGCGACCTTCCAGAACCAGTGTTAATAGATAATCAATCTGTAAGTAAATTAAGTACTGATATTGTAATATCAGAGGATGTTCCAATTGAAGAGGAAAAGGATGAAAAAGAACGAGAAGACGACATATTTGATATACCTTCTCAAAAGGAGATTATTGAATTACCCAAAGAAGAATTAGAGGATATTACCAGGTTAACTGAATTAGAAGAACCTGCTAAATTTGTAGAAGAAGTACAGGAAGAAAAGGTAGATGAAATTATTAATGAACCTAAAAAACGTGGAAGAAAACCAAAGAAAATTATAATAGAACAAACAGAAGAATTACCAGAAGTTGACTTAACGACCGCAGTTATACGTACTCAAAAAGTAGCCGATAGATTACCTAAAGATCGTGAGAAAAACATTATTGTTGCTCCACCATATTATATGAATAACCGTAAACTATTTATTCAAAAACTAAACAAAATACTCCAACCAAGAGAACAAGAATTACTTAATTCAGACGACTCAGTTAGTTGTGATAATAGAGGTGCTTCTGAAGAGTTTTCATTACTTACGCATCAACGTATAGTCAGAGATTATTTAAATCTATATACTCCTTACCGTGGATTACTTTTATATCATGGACTTGGTTCCGGTAAAACCTGTACGTCCATCGCTATAGCAGAAGGTATGAAAAGCAATAAACAAGTTTTCGTACTTACTCCAGCATCATTAAAGATGAATTTTTTTAGCGAGATGAAGAAATGCGGTGACGATTTATATAAAAAGAATCAATATTGGGAGTTTATTTCTATAGAAGGTAATCCTGAATATTTGACTGTATTATCAAAAGCTTTGTCATTACCAATTGATTATGTCCGTAAAAATAAAGGTGCTTGGTTAGTAAACATAAACAAAGAACCCAATTTTTCTGAATTATCTTCGGACGAGAAAACGTCGGTCGATTTACAGTTGAATGAGATGATACGTTCAAAATACAAGGATATAAATTACAATGGGTTGAATATGAATATATTGAATAAGTTGACAGATAATCAAACACGTAATCCATTTGATAACGCAGTTGTTATTATAGATGAAGCTCACAATTTTGTAAGCCGAATCGTAAATAAAATAAAGCAAAAGAATTCTATCTCCTATATTCTGTATGATTACTTAATGAAAGCCACAAATGTAAGAATTGTATTATTGTCGGGAACGCCTATTATTAATTACACAAATGAAATCGGTATTTTATATAATATACTACGCGGATACATAAAGACATGGAATATGACGGTTAACGTTCAGACTTCTCAAAAAGTAGACACAAACGCGATTTTAGATATGTTTGATAAAGCTGGTCTGAAAACCCATGATTTCGTAGAATATAGTGGAAATAAGTTAACCATCACCCGAAACCCGTTTGGATTTGTCAATACTAAGAAACGAGGTGCGTTAAAAGGTACACAAAAACGCATTGTAGCAGATAAACCAAAGACACGTAAAATTAAAGGTGGTTCCCCCGGAGAAAGTTTCCAGCGATATGATGGAGTAAAATTAGACGAAAGTGGTAATATAACGGACGCGGATTTTTTGAATAAGATTTTACAAATATTAAAGAAAAATGGGTTGGACGTCCAAGAAAAAACAATTGAACTGACTATGAATAAATGTTTGCCTGATGTCAAAGACGATTTCTTAAAAACATTTGTAAATAGTGATACCGAACAAGCACAAAATATTAATTTATTCCAACGGCGTATTTTGGGATTAACCTCCTATTTTAGAAGCGCCCAAGAAAACTTACTTCCTTCCTTTGTTACAACCGACAAGGGTGATAATTATCATATTGTTTATAATGAAATGACCGACCATCAATTTGGGGTTTATACCAAAATTCGTAAAGAAGAAGCAGATAGAGAAAAGGCAGCAAAAAAGCATAGAAAAAAGCAACAAGACAAGGAAGATTTATTTAGTATTTCATCTACTTATCGTATTTTCTCCCGAGCAGCTTGTAATTTCGTCTTTCCTGATGAAATTGAACGACCTATTCCTACTAAGAATATTGACAAAATGGATGAAAATGACATGGATGCGTTACCCAAAGACTCTATACAAGAATCTGACCCATACGCAAATGTGGATGATGAGATTGACGAAGGTTCAAAGATAGATACTGAAAATTACGCGAAACGCATAGAAAATGCTCTTTCAAAATTAAATACAATTGATAGTGATACTGGTAATCATAAATATTTGACGGGTGATATGTTACAACAATCAAGCCCAAAGTTTTTACAAATATTAGAGAACTTGACAAACCCAGATAATATTGGTTCGCATCTTATTTACAGTCATTTTAGAACCATGGAAGGTATAGGTATTCTTCGTTTAATTTTGTTAGCAAATGGATTTGCCGAATTTAAAATTAAAAAATCCGCAGATGATTGGGAAATAGTAGAGGATGAGAAAGTTGCCGGAAAACCAAAATTTGTGTTGTATACAGGTACAGAAACTCAAGATGAAAGAGAAATAATACGTAATGTATACAATGGTGCTTGGGACCTTGTTCCAGTGAATATTGCTAATAAGTTAAGAGAACAACACGAAAATAATATGTACGGTGATGTGATTAAAATCTTTATGATTACTTCATCTGGTGCTGAAGGTATTAATTTAAAGAATACTCGTTACGTCCATATTGTAGAGCCATACTGGCATATGGTTCGTCCAGACCAAGTTGTTGGACGTGCCCGTCGTATTTGTAGTCATCAAGATTTACCTGAAGAGCTACGTACCGTCCAAGTCTTTTTATATGTAACTAAGTTCAGTAAAGAGCAGAAAACGGATGATAAAAACATTGAAATACGAATTCGTGATGTGAGTCGTATAGATAAAGCTACCCCAGTTACAACGGATGAAACACTATATGAAATAGCAAGTATAAAACAACGTATTAATAATCAAATATTACAAGCAGTAAAAGAAACAGCTATAGATTGTAACATTTATGCGAGAACTGCGAAGTCCGATGAGAATCCTATGGTGTGTTATGGATATGGTAAAATAGAATCGAATGTTTATTCATCATACCCTTCTTTTGAAATGGATAAGATGCAGAAAGAAGGTCTGGATGTAGCCAAAATACAATGGGACGTACAAAAAGTGAATATTCAAGGTCAAGATTATGTATTGAAGAAAGATACCATGGAATTATACGATTATAATAGTTATAATGATGCTTTGATTAATCCTAATATAGAACCTAAACGCAAAGGTAAACTGATAAAGGCGAACGGACAATTTAAAATAGTGGAATAATACCTACCACATAGTATTATATTTTACAGATTTTTGAAAATATAATACGAGAATGAGACAATCAAACTAAAATCCTAGCTTTTTTATTATTAAATGACAAGTTAATGGTTGTACTAATGAACCAGACGATTCATCTATTTTTAATCCTCCAGGAGGAGACCCAACTGGATTATTAATACTTAATATGGATTCTGACCCACTTGGAGTAGTAATAATTGACATACCAACCAATGCTCCTCCACCAGATACACCAACTACAGTTTGAACGAGCTCATTGCCATTCAATACAACTATTAATTCACCGGTATTATCAGTGGTTACTTGAAATGTGATTTCAAAAATACAATCTGGAGGCAATGTAAACTCATTTGGACTGGTCCCTTCTTTTCGTTGTATTATGCCAAATGGATTAACCAATGGACTTGGAAAATTTACAGATTCACCTGGACCAATATCATCTGGATTATCATTTATACCACTTTGGCTCATTTGTCCGTAAAAATCAGCGAAATTAGACGCAAAACTTGGTCCAGTAGGACCAGAAGAACCCGGATCTCCTTTTTCTCCGGTTGGACCCACATCTCCCGTCGGTCCAGTAGCACCATTCTCGCCAGTAGGTCCAATCGTCCCAGTAGCACCATTCTCTCCAGTTGGACCGGTAGGACCAGTATCACCTGTTTCTCCAGTTGGACCAACCGACCCAGTCACACCATTCTCTCCAGTTGGACCAGTATCGCCTTTTTCTCCAGTATCGCCTTTTTCTCCAGTTTCACCTATTGGTCCAGTTGGACCAATTTCTCCAGTAGGACCGGTAGACCCAGTATCTCCTTTTTCTCCAGTCGGTCCATCACAACCGGGTTCCCCACAATGACCTGTAGGACCAGTATCACCTTTATCTCCAGTATGACCTGTGTCTCCATCCTCTCCAGTAGGACCAGTCGGTCCAACATCACCATCACATCCCGGTTCACCACAATGTCCTGTAGGACCAGTATCACCTTTAGGTCCGGTAGCACCTGTGTCTCCATCCTCTCCAGTAGGACCAGTATCTCCATCGCGACCATCACACCCGTCGCGACCATCACACCCGTCGCGCCCCCTTGAACCAGTTGGACCAACTGGTCCTTCATCTCCTTCTTCTCCGCGAGGTCCGGTAGGTCCAATATCACCATCACAACCATCTCGCCCGTGACATCCATCTTTTCCATCTTCGCCGTCTTTTGCGTCTTTTCCGTCACGTCCATCTTTTCCGTCAATACCATCGACCCCGTCACATCCATCTTTTCCATCACGTCCATCACGACCATCTTCGCCATCTTTTCCATCTTTTCCATCACGTCCATCAATACCATCGCGACCATCACATCCATCATGTCCGTCTTCACCATCACATCCATCGCGACCCTGTCTACCATCCTTTCCATCTTCCCCGTCTTTTCCATCTTTTCCATCACGTCCATACTTACCTACTTTTACAACCTTTTTACATCCATTAGTATGCTTTTTTCTTGAATAGCAATAATTACATTCTCTATGAGAATTATCGTCACACGTACAATACGAATCATCACAACCAGGCATATATAATATTTTATATATATAACGTATAATTACAATATAGTTTGTTCTAAATAATTAATTGGTAGCATATATGCTTTGTAAAGTACTAATTTTAATTACAATACGTACTATTATATATCATTCTTTATTCTATAGGTTTATTATTTACAAGGTCTAATTTTGATAATAATACATTTTTCTTCACTATTATAACATTTACTGGACTTACATTTACTTGATTTTTTGTGACATTTGTCACGTGGTCTACATGAGTAACACTCTTTTACAGGTTTACATTTTTTGGGTTTATTACACTTGTGGCATCTACAAGATGAGTATGCCTTTTCGCTTTTTTCTGAACCATATGAATAACGGTCATCATCTGAATCATCAATTGAATATTCGTCGAAAGAATAATATTGTTTTGGCATATTATATAGTAAAAATATATATTAACCTAAATATACTGCATATATCATGCTGTAAATTAATATTGTAAATATAAGATTACAACATTAATAATAGTATTTAGAAAGTTTTACGTGCGATTACACCTTCGGATAACACATACCAGTGATCCTCTACATAATCAACAGATGTAAAGTAATCAATGAACTTAGCATTTACCATACCTTCACCATCCTTGAATTTAATGACAACAAAAGGATTTGTCATGTTTCCATCTTTGTCTTGATAAGAAGCAGTGAAACTTGCGCTTAATACTTCACGATCTTTAATTTCACCATGTGTATCTACTGCGTAGACTGTACCTTCAGCATTTGTAAAGATTGAGATCAATGGACGTTTACCACCTTTAAGAATATTAATAACAGATTCGTTCAACAGTGAGTAATTAGCACTATTTAGAGCAATTGGAGTAGCCATACTTATATATATACCTATAGTATATTTTTTCTAAATCTATTGTAAAAGAATGAATATTCCAAAACGTTATATACCTACTATTTTATCAAATAAAGATAAGAAAACACAACGACAAAATATATTAAAATCGAGAAAACTTTACAAAAAGGGTAAATATTATACCCGTCCAAAAGTTAGTTCATTCAAGTCTAAACCTTCAAATCATGTAAAAACCGCTAAAAAACTGTACGGTGTTTCAACTATCAAACCATCAAGAAAACTTGCTATAAAAACTGGATGTTCTACAAAAACTCTGACATCTATTGTAAATAAAGGACGTGCAGCCTATTATTCGGGTGGGTCTCGTCCAAACCAAACTCCTGATTCATGGGGAATCGCCAGATTAGCAAGTACTATTACCGGAGGTAACGCAAGTGTAGTCGATTATCATTTATTACATTCTGGATGTAAACCAAACAGTAAAGCTCTTAAACTCGCAACGAAAACATGTCGTAAAAAAGGAAAATGTAAAAAGTATACTGTAAAGAAACATTCTAAAAAATAGATATAATCCAAATAAAATATAAAAACAAACGCATTCTACTAATTATATTATTAGTATTATGAATGAAGAAAACAATGTATTAACTATAAAAACAGTTCAAATTCAGCCTATACGAAATATGATTACTGCTATCAAAGATATTTTAACGGATGCTACTATCACATTTACTAAAGATGGTATGAAAATTATTAATTTTGATAAAACACATACGATTTTGGTGAATGTATTATTAGATGCGTGTAAATTCGAGACATACGATTGTCAACCGGATAAGATTATTGTATGTGCTAACACCCTACACTTATTCAAAGTTATTTCAACTATGTCTAATGATGATACATTATCAATGTATATTGATAAAGCGGATTATCATGATGGTATAGTATCACATTTGGGACTGCAATATGATAATGGAGATATTAAACAATGTTACAGTCAGAAGCTGCGTTTAATTGAACCAGATACGGATGAATTGTTTATTCCTAATGTTGAATATTCTACCATTATCAATCTACCCACTTCAGATTTCCAAAAAATTATTCGTGACCTAAATAGTATTTCCGACCGTATTGAAATCAAATCTGTAGGTAGTGATTTAGTATTTTCATGTGAAGGGAGCTTTGCCAGTTCCCGTATCTTCCGGTCTGAGTCGAAAGACAATATGAATTTCATTCAGAAGTCGGACGATTCAGTTATTTATCAAGGTGAATTTTCATTAAAGAGTTTGTCTCATTTTATTAAATGTACTCCTTTATGTAGTCATCTTGAAATGTATCTTGGAAATGACCTACCATTGATTATTAAATATGATGTTGCATCACTTGGAAGTATTAAATTGTGTTTGGCAAATTTGCCACCACTATAAGTTGTATGAATTGAATAATATAAAATTATATTATTCAAATTTACGGAAAAACCATCAATAAATAACAGTTGTACTGTGTATATGAAAACTATTGTAGTAACTGGCGGTGCTGGATTTATTGGTTCAAATATGTGTGAACGACTATTAAATGATGGCAATTATGTGATATGTATAGATAATCTGTATACTGGGAATTTAAATAACATCTCGCATTTATCTGAAAATCCAAACTTTCAGTTTATAAACCATGACATAATTAAACCATTATTTATACCCGAACACAAAATAGACCAAATATACAATTTTGCATGCCCGGCTTCTCCACCAAAATACCAAATAGACCCTATTTATACATTAAAAGTAAACTTTCAAGGTATATTAAATTTATTAGATTTAGCAAAAGAACATAACGCAACTTTATTACAATCATCTACATCAGAAGTATATGGCGAACCAGAAATAACTCCACAACATGAAGCATATCGTGGTAATGTGAATACAATTGGTATTCGAAGCTGTTATGACGAAGGAAAGCGAGTAGCAGAAACACTCATGATGGATTATCACAAACAATATAATGTAGATATTCGCATTGTCCGTATTTTTAATACATATGGTCCAAAGATGGATAAAGATGACGGTAGAGTTGTATCCAATTTTATAAATCAAGCATTAAATAATGAAAATATCACCTTATATGGTGATGGTAGTCAAACGCGTAGTTTTTGTTATATTGAAGACCAACTGAACGGATTAATCAAACTAATGAATTCAGATTATGTATATCCTGTTAATATTGGAAACCCATATGAATTAACTGTTAAAGAATTAGCAGATGTTATTATTAAATTAACAAAATCCGAGTCACAACTGATATTTTGTCCGTTACCATCAGATGACCCAACAAATCGTAAACCAGATATTCAAAAAGCTCAATCCATGTTAAATTGGAATCCAGAATGTAATCTGATAGATGGTATAACAAAAACGATTGAATATTTCAAAAAATGCTAATAACTATGTATCATTCATGACATACATAGTTATTTACACAGAGGGTATATACTTTTCAATGATTTCAGCACGTTTTTCCCACGTACAGTTATCTATGTAACTTTGTTGATTTGTCAGTAGTTTTTGATTGTATTCACTATAATAATTGTGAATTACATTTATTGTTTTTGTTACAAATTGTCGTATATAACTTTTTGGTATTTTTTCCATTTGAACTGGATTTTTTATAAAATCATCAGCAACTACTTCTTCGTGTAGAACATCAATATGTGGATTATACAAGTTAGCAAACCCATTTGATGTTTCGGGTATAGCCCCTAATTCAGATGAAATTACATTACACCGAAAAGCCATTGCTTCCAATATAGAAGTACAACATGTTTCAGCATATGTATTTGGATAAAATAATACCATCGATGATTTAATATGATTAAACAACACTGACTGTGGTACAGAACCGTAAAAATCAATACTGGGGTCATCTATTAACAATTGGTATATTTGATGATAATATCTATCCATTTCGGTGTGATTCACTTCATTAATATCTGTAATTGGCATGTATTCTGTTTTGTTTTTCTCAATTTCTCTTGAAAAGCATGAAAAAATCTTTAATCTAATGTCGGGAATATGTTTTTTTACTTGTTGGAATAGGTGATATGCTACAATTAACCCACGAAAAGGAGTACTATAATAAATCATTGTTTTTTCCTTTTCTATGAACTTTAATTCGTCTAATTTAATCAAGGGAGATATGCCATTTTGCATTGTAATACATTTGTTATGGTCGAGTCTATATTGTTGTATAAATCGGTTCTTTTGCCAATTACTTACAAAAATGTATTTATCAAATGGATATTGAATAATCTCATTTGTTATAAAGGCTACATCTGTGTTATGATGCATTGCGTTCCATAATTGAATATTTGGGTTTATATCTGTTAAAATTTCCTTACTTAGCGGACATTGCCCTTGAAAAATAATAATATCAGGATGTATAGTTTTTATATAATCAACATGTAACGGATAATATTGTAAATCTGTATGAATAATAGTGCGTGTTTCCGTTCGCGTCATAACACTAACATTGTATTTTTTAGATAATACATTTGATAGATTATAAATAGCCGCTTCAGTTCCTCCTAATGCGCGTTTATTTATGGTATTATAATCCCATTCAGAATAATCAATAAATAGAATCTTTTTTTTTGGTAAAATGATTGGGAGTGTCGTATGTAATTTTAAAATCATTTGTTTATGAAAAGTATGCATATTTTGAATATTTACAGTTTCGTTCACAATAGTAGAGTAAGGTTTAATAATCGTGTCGGTAATATTATACTTATCAACATGTGTTTGTATTAAGTCACGTTTATATTTGTTATCATTTTTGTAATAATCACTTTCAATAGTTGTTGTATATTTATATGATACACTTTCTTCATTTACAGCATTATAAAGATATATATATGAATCTGAAAGATGTGTTATATTAAATTGTGGATTTTTATCCTCTTTATAAAGTAGAACCGTTGTCATAAAATCGTCATAAATATACATTCGTTCGTCATATAACTGAATATATTTTGATAATATTTTACGATTAACGCATATTAATCTACCAGGAGTTGCAAGTGTCGTGTTAAATTCTTCATTCAAACTATTTATATTCTTACATTCATCTACTTTATAATAGAATTGTAAATTATATGTACCGTTTGGACTATGGGAGTCACCCTTTAATTTATGATAATTAGCATTATTCATTAAAATCTTCGTGTTTCCATATAATGAAATAACATCACTATTTTCAGCTGTACGAACATTATTTATTCTCTGTATAGCATTTGGAAATAGGAAATCGTCACCATCTAACATAATTAAATTTTCATGCCGATAGTCTTTATAGAATGTTTGTAATACTGAATTATGACCTTTTCCGGGAGAACCATTAGATTCCGTTCGTATGATTTTTCTTAATTTTGTATAATTATTCTTACCAAATTCGTACATAACATCTTGATAGAATTCTTCATTCAATGTATTTACTATAATCATAATTTCATAGTCATCATATTCAGTTTGATTGAGAACACTTAAAAACGATTCCTTTAATAAGCGAACATTACTCGAACATAAAATACCAACCAAATATTTTACCATAATATAAATATCATACAAAACTATATTTATATTATTCGGGACGGATATATTCATTATTGATTCGTATAAGTGCGAATAACGTTTTATCGTAAAATTTATCAATTATATCAGGGTTCACATTCTCCTTTATCTTATTTTGGTATACCGTTATGTTGATATCGCTAATTTTATAGTCAGTTAACCCGTATTTTGTCAAAAGACCATCTCTTATGTTTTTATCGTGTGTATAAACACCTACATTATCATCGTGATGTTTGGTTACACTATCATCGTTAATACCGTTATATAAATAAATGTATGGGTCACTTAAATGAGTAATCTTATATTGGGGGTTTTGTAATTCTTTGTAAAAAATAACACAATATTCTATATCTACTCCTTTATACATCTCATCATTATATAATTTCATGTATTTGGATAATATGTTACGATTAACACATAGTAAACGCAATGGTGTAAGTGTGAGTGTATTATATCCATCATCAATTTGTCGTATATTGCTGACTTCTTGAATGTGAAACCCTAATTGTATATTGTAATCACGACAATACATATCGGTATCTGGGTCAATTTTGCGTTGTTTATTATATTCAAATATCGTATTACTTAAACAACAATTCCCTACTAATGTGACAACATCGCTTCCTTCTTCAGTTTGTATATTGTTGATTCTTTCGATAGCACACGGAAATAAAAAATCGTCACCATCTACTTTAATTAGATTTTCATATTTGTGATTATTATAAAATATTTCCAATACTGAATTATGTCCTTTTCCAGGAGAACCATTCGATTCTGTTCTAATTATTTTTTTTAGTTTTTCATGTTTATTGTAACCAAATTCCCGTATAACATCTTGATAAAATACCTCGTCTAATGTATTCACTACAATAAAAATATGATAGTCGTCAAAATTTATTTGGTTAATTACACTATTTACAGTTTCACGTAATAAACGAACATTGCTCGAACATAAAATACCAACTAAGTATTTCACCATTGTATAAATAATATAATGACTATTATTTATACCGATTTGCTTACCATGTATTATCATTCATTCGGGTGTAATATAATTCACAGTTATGTTCGGAAGCACTCCAACAAGTAAAAAATGTCTCAGCATACCACCTCTTTTCACTACTATCCTTGTAAATTTTATATTTTTCATCAGATAATTGTATGTTTGTACCAACATGATAATATTTATATATAGGAAAAGCGGTTACAATATCACGTTTATTTGTTATACGATAATGTGTTAGGTTTTGTTTTTCTTCAAATGACTTTTTCCACGCATAATTACCTACACGTGGACTCGCGAAAGAAACAACATTTACATTATTTTCTACACAATTGGATAACATATATCCAAACAATGTGGATAATGCTCCGCCTAAACTATGTCCGGTGACATAAATATCAAAATCCGGATGGTCTTTTAAAATCAATTCAATATTTTCTACTAATTCGTTGTATACAGAGTTAGATGTGAGTTGTTTATAGAACCCACTATGTACGTAAACATCGTCTTTTAATTTATGTTTGAATACCATTAAATCATAATACCAGTCTGACATTGATTCGCTTCCGCGAAATACCACTGTTATTCTTTTTTTTCCTTCACTTATAGCAATCCCTACTTGAATATCTGTGTCTGGGTCATTTATAAATTTATGTAATTTTCCCGTTGGTACATTTTCAGAAATCTCCACTAACACTTTTTTTTTTACTGAATCCATTTCGAGTTTTTCTAATTCATGTTCCTCTTTTAATTCAGATACAAACTCTTCTACCGTTTCATCTTTATTTTGTACTTTAAAGTTCTTACCATAATTGTAAACTAATAATGTTGCTCGTAATAAATCTAACATTGTATGGTGAGATATAGTAGTAACTTTATCATTACTTTCAACAAGATTGTCGTTTTCTTGGTCGGACATTCTATATACTGGATTCACAAAACAATTTATACAGAGATTATTTTAGAATTTGTAATCATAACTTTGCCAACTATATTTGTTTTTTCTACGTTTTTAACATGTGCATATACTACCTCCAAATCTCGTTGTGATTTATATTTCGAATTTTCTTTACATACAAGAGCTCCTTGCGTGATTATTTGTCGAATTTGTTTTTTTGAAAATTTTATAGTATCTGGTATAATTGCGATAACATGTCCCGATGGTTCATTATTAATGTGAAACCATATATCATCTTCTTTGGAATCATCTATTATTTTGAAGTTTTCACTTGCGTGTTGTCCTATAATATATTCTACATCGTCTCCTAAAGCTGAAATGTATCTACTGATTGTCTTCATGGTTATTGTTTATTTATTCATTCATAAACAATAATAATATTATCAATTTTACATCTAAAATTCAGGTTCATGTTTCTTAAATAGACACCCTTGTTGTTGGAGATTGGGTATAGCAGAAATTATACTTGGGTCTTGTAATGTAGAAACATCCAACCAAATTTTTATAATACAAAAGTTTTTTTTTGGCGAAACGGTGATACCATTTACATGTTTACTGTGTGAAATGTCTTTACATATTGTCTCACCAGTTATCATATAGAATAGTTTTTTCCATACTTCAGGAACATAACGGTTTGATATTTTATATGAAAAACATCCACCATTTCTGTTACGTGGGTCTTCCCACATGGGCGTAATACCTTCCCGCATTACAAACAACATACAATTTTTCAATACATTATCATGAATAATCTCATTTAATGATATAACTTTTTCGGCATTATCAATCTTATTCATAATTACTGAATAGCTTGATACATCCCAATTTTTGTCTTGTGGTAAATGGTAATATAAGTTCCATTTACCATTTAACATATGTTGGTGGGATTGAATACTCACTGTATCCATCTCTTACGCCCGTAATATACTAAGAGAAAAATCTTTATATTTTTTTTGTTATAACTAATCATTAGTTATTATTGTATATGAATCTTCTGACAACAAAATAGATTGAGAATAGGTAAGTGTAATCATATTTATAGTATCGTCCATCAAATTAATTGTGTAATTTTCATCAAATATGAATTCTTCGGGTTGATATTCCAAATATCGCTTGATAAACAGAGGAGATAATATTACATTATTAGTAAAAAACAAATCTTGTTCTAATTCCATACTTATTCGGTTTTGCATTTTCGGATGAGTATACTCGACGGTTAAAAATGAAGATTTAGAACGTGTATTTGAATATGTTCGTTCATCTGTAGATTTATTAAAGGAATGATTAGTTGTTCCATCATCTAATTTCATAGTAACCATTGTTTCAATTACATTATTATCAGATTTGGCAATTGAAGTTGCCATTTTTCCAAAATGGGAAAGACAATTATTATGATAATCAGTGTTGCTTACATCAGGAGTAGTATGAGGTTTAATATCTTGATAATATTCTAAATATATCTGTTGATTCCCGGTAAACAGTGTTTCATCATTCTTTAATAATATTGATATACATACCCAGTTGTTATTAAACGGTTCAATACGATAATTATTATAAACTGCTGTGATTTTATCCAAATTATATGATGTCGTATCCACAGTATTTTTTATACAGTCAAAATTGTTATATAAATAATTTCCACATTTAGACACTCGTATCTTCGTATCTACATATATAAGAAACAGTTTGGTTAAAATTGTCGTGTAGTCAACATTTTGTATTTCAATTATCATCATATTTGTAGATTGGACCAAATATTCAACACTTGTAAATAATATAACACTCAATATAGTGTATGCGTTTGTAATAAAATGCATTTTTAATAATATTAGAGATATATTTTTATATACTTCAGTAATAAATAATAAAGATTTACATAAATATATGTTCTTCCATTTCCTTTATTTTTTCATCCTTATCCATTACGATACTATAGATAATAAAAAATATTTATATAATTTTTATTATAATTGTTTCAAAAAACGGCGTTTTAAATCTTCAAGGGTTTAAATATCTAATGAAACGGTGTTTTTATTTGAAGTATTATTCTTACGTGAACGCTTAGGCATATTTGTATTTTTCATTCCATTCAATGATGAAATGGAAATTACAGAATCTTCGTCATTGGATACACCTTGGGGAGTTGATTGAGGCTTTTCATGAATATTTACAGTACGTGTTTTTAATCCAGATAATATGTTGTCTATATCGCTTGGACCTTTCATTTCTTGACGCTGAACTGGTGGTCTCATACTTTTAGGGGGTTCATTTATATTTTGTTGAGAATTCATATCTACACCCTGTTCTCTAAACATTGTTCCACGGCTTGCATTGATGTCGGGACGATTAGAAGGGGCTTCATTAGAATAGTTCATACCAGGTCTTGGCTGAGGGGGCATATTTTGTGTTTCGACTGGAGCTGGTGGGGGAGGTCCCCGTGGCTTGTTATTTGATTCTTGCATTAAGTTACTTGCCATCGCAAACCCGGGTGATTGTTGACTCATACTACTTACTGTTGCGTTGGTAAACATCTTCATCAATTCAGGACTCTGTTTAATGACATCATTAAACGCTGGGGTAGCACTCGATAAAGCCTTATTTGAAAAGTTCAATACCGCACCACTAAATCCAATACGAAGAAGAAGAGAAATTTCAGGTGCAAGTTTACCACCCTTATATTTATCATGCAATTCACTGAATAATTCTTCATAACTATCAATATCTTCATTTATTTGTTCTCCCCATCCATCAAGGTTTAAATCGAAAGGATTAAATGCGGTGTTGGCATATTCTATTGAATTAATAAATGTCATGAACCACCATCCTTGTAGTTTTACACTGTCCTTTTTACGTTTGTCTTCGAGCGCGGTTTCATATTCATCTTCAATCTCATCAAAGTCAGAATCTAATGTAAAATGAGAATTATGTTTAATTGACCCCTTTTCATACCAGTCATCTAACTTTTTAAGCATAGCACGTTTTTTTCTACGCTGTTCGCGTTCACTCATAGTAGTATGTACTTTAATGTCGTCATTTAGTGGCATTTCTGACATCTTTGAAAATCCATCCCAAGTTTTAGCTGTACCAATACTATCACGAGTAGCTTGACCTAAATTAGAGTCAGATTGTTCTCCATATGATGGAGGTGAAGGCTCCGGATTACTACCAAATCCAAATAAATTAGATGCCATTCCAGATAATGATTTTGTATCACTATTCATTTCTGCTTGAGGCGTATTGCGTCCAGAAATCTCATTTAATTCGTTTTCTAAATTATCAAGTTCTCCTAAATTTAAATCATTGTTTGATGATACTTTTTTTTCATTCATTAATAGTTCAATCCCAGAACCGAAATTTGACCCGGTTCTTGAAGGTTCCATACTTGGTAAATCGTCAATTTCACTGAGAGCACCTAAATCTACAACTTCCATACTATTATGATATTTATACAATTTTTATTTTTAAATCATCCGCATACAATATTAATTTTTTGTGTTTTAAATACCAAATACCTTGTAGGAATGAATCAGCCAAGTCGTCTTTTTTCTTTGTATTTAAAGAATCTTTCCATTTATGTAAATTATCATTTGCATCTATCATAAGAGAACAATAATACACCCCGTCTTTTTTATGTTTTTTATAATTGGCATTGATTTGACCCGTATTTTGCGTATTTTCGACCAAATTTTTACAATGTTCTCTATCATCTATTTTTATTTCGGAAAATTGTTTTAGTTTATGTGATGATGATACAAATTCTATATCCATTTTGTCATTCAACATTATAAAATATTGTGCTAACATCCCTTGGACTGTCTTCATTCTGGTTGCTATAGGGGATATTTGGTTTTCAATTACCGCATATTGTATGTTTTTGATGTCATCAATTTCATTTAATTGGTTTTTCATTCGTTTACCAATGCTAATTAAATCTGTTTCTGACGCAGTTTTAACCTTCTTACTTGTAACCGGCTCAAAACAATTCTTTTGATAATATTCCACTATTATATCCAATATTTCAGCTTTCTTTAGTTTATCAATGTTCTCAATGTTTAAAAATACAAGGTTTTTATTACCTTGTTGAATAAGGTCGTTTAATTTTAATTTTTTTAAGAATGGCGTCTTCATTTCCTTTGTAGGAATCATATATTGAGAACATTCTTTTGCATGTTTTTCACAATAATATTTATTATTCTTATGATATTTCGCCTTTTTACTACAATCTGTTGGAGGTGTCTTTTTATTTTTTGGTTTGTTCTTACAATCGCAATTATATGTAACGTTATCATTATCTGTAAAATTCAAAACACCCCATTTGTCTATCAATACTTCATTTCCAGTGTGTTCTAAAATACAATAAGCCATATTCTTTATTCCTACGTCAAAACTTATTAATTTCATAGTCCTCTTACAATAATATACATCGTGAGATTTATATTATTTGAATCCATAAACATATTCTAAAAATTGATTTTTGTATTACTATGTATACCACAATATATTAATTGCGTAAAAATGGTAGCATTCTTCGTAACATTCTTTGGTATAATAATATTCTTAATGGTACGGGCTGTATTCACTCCATCTGAACGTGTAAGACCATGTAGAAATTAGTTTTGTTTAGTTGGTGGTTGAACTACAACAGGAGACATCTTTCGTGCAGCTAATTGTTCTCTTGTTAAATATAACTCTTTTAAATCACTGGATGCGTATCCAAATGGTTTTGTCTGGTCTGTACCAGATGAATATAAATAAGGTTGGTTATGGAATCCCTTAACTTCGTTTGATTGAATACTTGGAATATCAACAGGTCGTTTGTAATATCCAGTATCATTGGATGATTCGCGGAAATTGTACTCCATGATTTTTTTTGCATTCTCGGTTAAATACTTGCGATATTCCCAATTTGATTTAATGCCGGAATTTTCTACTAAATCAGCATTTATAGATGACTCTGATTGCCATGTAGCAGTAACTGACCGTCCATCGCTCATTAATGGCGGAAATTCAGAATATTTGTTATTTGTATGATATCCTCTTGATGATTCAGGTATAGTTTCTTTAATAATAGGATATGCACAATCTACGCTTTGGTACATACTTGTTGAACGTGAAAACATTATAATATACTAAACCGTTAGAAATTATAATATCATTTTTCTATTTATGCTAATGTTTCAAGAAGTTTCAATAACTCATTTTTCTTCATTTTACCAACATCATTTGTATAACCTTTTTCATTTACGACTGCTTTTAGTGCTGTTATATTCATCTTTTTATAAACATCCATAGGCACATCTTGAATTTCATCTCTATTCTCTAAAGTGTCGTCTAATTTATCTACAATCAAATTATCTGTAGTATCAGGGTCTAACCCGTTATGAATATCAGGGTCATGTTCGTCGGTTGCTACACTTAGTTCTTCTTCGGGATTAATATTTTCGTCAATCTCTCCTATACCAACATTTATTACCTTTATTGGTGTAGTATGATTTAATTCTTCTGGTAAAATAACACCCTCACTTTCATCTTCACTTTCATCTTCACTTTCATCTTCGCTTTCATCCTCGCTTTCATCCTCGCTTTCATCCTCACTTTCATCCTCACTTTCAGACACCACTAATTTGGGTAATTCAGAAGCATCATAATAATGTTGTGTCGGTTCTTCTATTGCTGGGGTATATATTATATTTTCAGGCATACCACCATGGTGTACTAAAGTATTACGGTTATTCATTTCTGTCACTATATTATTAATAATTTCAAACATCGTATCGCATTTAGTTTCTAAAGCAGTGAACTTTTGTCGGAAGTGATATACCAAATACAATATTAGCACAAAGGTTATAGCCAAACTCACAAAGAAAAACGTTTCAAGCATATTAAATAATCCCATTTACATTAAAAAAACATTATATAAGAAGAAAGCAAACGAACCTACTAAATAAAATATTTTTGTATATTATATTATAAAATGGATTCACTATCTGATTCTACTAAATTTATTTCATCTGAGGGTAATAGTAAAAACTACATGATATTTATTTTAGCTACCTTATTAATATTATCTCTTTTAGGGATAAATCTATTTATAATAGTTGGTAATACCGTTCAAGTAGTCATTAACATCTTCAAACCCCTTATTTATCAAATATTAGCTATTTTTGGATATACTGCTGGTACTTTAATAAATACAACTGCTGATGTTACATCTGATGTTGCTCGTGCAGGTGTTGATATTGCCGAGGGCACCGTTCAATCGGTAGGAAATCTACTAAAAGACGCAAGTAAAGGTGCTGTAAACCTACAAACTAAAAAAGATCTTGATATGGTTATATCAGAACCGGAATCTGATAAAGCAGAAAGCCCTATTCAGACTAACGGCTCATCGTTAAAATCAAGCTGGTGTTTAGTTGGCGAACATAATGGAAAACGTGGGTGTGTTGAAATAAATGACGCTTCAAAATGTATGTCCGGACAAGTATTTCCTAACGCAAAAATGTGCTTGAATCCTACATTAACCCCTAATACGCAACCAAAACAAAGAGCTCAGCCACATCCATTAAAAAGTATTAAGAGTAACCCTGACCGTAGCACTTGGTAATTTATCTAATGTCTAACAATATTTTTGTATTAGACATTACATATTCAATAATGTAAATGGAACATATGATTGTGTACTGGGTTCGGTTGTTATCGTACATCCAGACGCATCACTCGTATTAGTTTCAGATATATTCATAAATACACCATAACTTATATCGTATTGTACGTTAAAATTACTGGTTATATCAGCATTTCCAATAACAAATTTTAATTTCGGTGTTATATGAAAATCATATGTATATCCTGATTCAGTGTATAAATTTATATTTGTTATATTTAATACGCCCGCATATAAGGTCGCATTGAAATCATTTACATTATTAGAAATATCAAACGTCATTGAACTTATATTACTATCATCATATGTATAATCAATACTACTATTGACATTCTGTACGTATTCATTATTATATTTTACCACAAACTCAAATGGGCTTAGCTCATCCAATGATATAGTTAGATTATTATAGGATATATCTCCATCAATTAGCTTTCTACCTGTTATATTTAAACCCATCGGAATACTCATCCGATAAGTATATGCAGGCAAATCAATAATTTCAGTTATATTCAATGATGTTACTTGGTTCTCTTCATCATCATTAAAATATGTGTTCTCATCTGGTGTAGTAAACGTCCATTTATCTGTTATATCTTGCTGTGATATACCTTTTGGTTCTGTACCAGTTTCATAATTATATAACGGAACGTCTTTATCCATATATAAATTAATCGATGGACCCGGAACACCAGCCGCACTACTACGAGTATATATTATACCAGCGTCAGGGCAATCTAATACGCGGCTACTTGCGCGTGTAGAACCCATCATCGCATTTTTATACAACTCCTTTTTTGTAAAAGAGTTTTGTTTTGTAGATTGTTTATTACCAGCATATTTCAATATTTCTGCTTTTCTTCTCATATTTAAATCAAATGATGTATGTTGTCCGCTCAAATAAGGATTATTATCTTCACCTAAAATTGTACTTCTTGGTGGAGGGACCGCAAATAAAAACTGTTTTCTTCTTTGTTGAATAGTACTACATAAAGAGTCGGTTGTTTCTGCCATAGTATAGTATCACTTATACTATACTACGAGATTGTTAGTTGAATATTCTTAATATTTTGATGAATACCAGTAATTAGACAAATATTTAAATCCTTTTTGTGCTCCCATGTTATTCACCACTGATAAATTTGGACCACTTGATACAATATGATTAATCTCAAAAATGTTTAATGCACGATTATAATATCTTAATGCTGATAATTTCCCCATAAACCCACCATTTTGTGAGATATAAATATCACCATAATTTTGTTTTGGTGTATCCAGCATTTCAAGGCGACTTGCGATTATTCCATTCACATATACATCTATTTTTGTATTCATCGCACGGATAGCAATATGAACCCATTTTTTTAATGGCACATTGTCTATGTCAATAATATTAGGGTTACTGGTAGAACTATCATGAGCTTTTACAGAATCCATAATAATATGAAGCTTATTTGTCATTGGTGAAATATACATACCGGGTGCGTTATTTACACTCGCAATATTTGTAACAGGGTCAAATCCACCATCTCCCTTACTGAATATATGTTGATATTTACTGTCATTTTTATTTAAATCATCAATATATATCCAAGAAGACCAGGTAAACTCTAAGCCTTCCGATTCATTATTAGACTTGTAGATTGGCTTACTTTCAGTATTCTTAGGATCTTGAGACACAATCATATCATTTGTACCATCAATCATACCATCAATTATATAAGGTGAATGACTCGGTCTTGTAAAATAACTTATCAGACTTATACCCAGATTCATTAAAAATAAAAACACAATCAATACCAAAATAATAAATGCGAATTTTGCGATGATCGTATTTGAATATAAGAATCCGGTAGTAGCACCAACCCCAACCGCGGCTTCTGTTGAGAATTCGTCGAATTTACTTGTTAAGGTTCCCTTAGCCTGGTCGTATCCTTCTCCTACAGCCTGAATACCACTTTGGATACTTTGATTAAATGTATTTAATGGTCCTGTATTTGGATTAGCGTTTTGTTGAAAATTCATTACGGTTTATATATTATATAATAGATATATAAAACATTTTACTTACATCAAAGAGAACTTTCTAATTTCTTCGTTGTTCTGTAAGATAGATAAATCAATACCTATATCGTTCAATGCCGATGCCATTTTACTTGAACCGTTACCTTTCATGTATACATCCCACGCAGTTTCTGGGTCGACTGGGGTCGTCCATCTTCTAAACTGAGTAGCATACGCATCAAAGTTTCCACCTTGATTGCCTAAATATACAGGAATTTCTTTACCAGGTGGTACAATAGGCATAGCACCACCATTATTGTCAGTTTTCTTAAAAAAACGCTGAGAACGGACTAATTTACCATCAATATAAGCATCCGCAAATTGGTTATCCATACTAATTGTAATATTTACCCATTTCTGAAGAGGAAAATTGTTAGTGATAATCATTGTTTCGTCAGTACCATTGGTATCATTCATTTTAACGTCAAGTTTTAATACAGGAGAAGTTTTATCTAAATATAACCTCAAATTATTGGCACGAGAGAAAAAGGTTTTTTCTGTATTGTTATCCCACGTATTTACATATATCCATACTGAATGTGCGTAACGAGTATTTTTGGGACCACTTATATTTGAAATAGCTGGTACTGGGGTTAATAAACTGGCAGTTGGTACTAATTCAGAAGAACTGTCTGTATAATAAGCATATAACACGTATAATAATACTAAAATAGTTACTATCAAAATTATGGTAATTGTATCCATTATATACAGTACATTTATAAATTATTTACAGGAGGGTTTTTTTTCATTAATAAATTATATGAATTTGCGACTTGTGAACGTGTTAAGTTGCCTACATAATAACGAATATTACTAATTGCTCCATCTATACCATCATTCGCACCAATTACTACAATATCATTCGCAGTATATACTGGTGAATTATCATGTGCGAATCTAAATGTCTTTTCTAACGAACCATTTAAAAAGAAGTCTACTGAATTTGCCGTATAATTGAATATAAACTGATTCCATTTTTGAGTATCTACTTCGACAATGTAACTGTTTTCATCACTGTTTTCATTGTTTGAAAAATACACCTTTAATGTATCTTTATTATTATGAGGTTCCTTTTTCACATAGGTTATCTTAGGTACTCCATTACCATAATTAAAGATAGGGGTTTCATTCGCATAAGAAAATTTATTTTCAGAATGTGCGTTTATCATTACCCACATTGATAAGCTATAATTTCTTCGGTATACCACGGGGGAGTTTACATCATCTTTTTCTGCTGTTAATTTTAAATCATAACTGGAAATAAGTGGCTTTTCTATATCCAGAAACGCAGAACCTTCTAATAAAGGGACGCCTTGTTTCAAACTAATTTTTGATATAATTGTGGGAATATAATTATAGAGGAATATCAAAACTATTTCAGTTATGAATAAATAATATACCACATTGGTTGTTAGTTGCAGTTCTCGACGTATGTAATTATAAAAATCCAAAATAAGACAAGGAACATAGAAAAATAGATGGACGAAAAATCCACCCCATCCCTCTTGTGTTTTTAATTGATTACTATAAAAATAAAACACGATTGCTAATCCAATTAAGATACCAAATGATAGTATACCGGATATTATATAGTTCGCAACTGAGAAAGCTGAATCATTAATATTTGAATAAAAATAAAATACTGTTCCAAATAAGGATACAATAGTTCCTATAATCACACCCATATAATAGCTATTATTTAATGATTCTTTTCCTAAAAACACAGTTGGTATTAAAAATATTAAACCTACTACTAATGGAAATAAATAATTACTATATCCAGTTGTTAATGATAGATGGTCTTCAGATGATTGCATTAATGTTACTACAAAATAAATCAGAAATCCAAAAGTGAGTATATATTTCAATATTGGCATTATGTTGGTTCCGTCCGATAAGTCCATATTTATTATACATTATACATACAATAAATATCAGTAAGATTCATATTACAAGTTTTCCATTGTTGTTTTTTTCCCGTGACATTCACGACATAAAGCAACTAAATTATCTACATGATTACTTCCACCATATTCTAATCTAACCACATGATCTACTTCAAACCAAGCGGTTAATTGATTTTGACAGTCTCCACATTTCCAGTTTTGTCGTGATGCTACGAACTTCTTTTTCGTTTCACTAACAGAACGCTTTGTTGATTTTTTACCCGAATTCATAATCCTATCTTCCGATATTTGGGACGGATTCGATAGAGCCATCATTGGATGATTGTCATTTCCCGAAACAAACCCTTGTTTTGAAGTGAAATCCAATATAGGGGAAATGATATTCGATGCGTTCTTATCAATGGGTAAATATTTAATATAATCGCCAGAAGTAGATACTATCTCACGAGCACGTAATGGATTTTTCTTTATTAAGATGTAAAACATTAACGCACCAAACGCGATTCCCGCCATCTGATAATATTTTTTCCATGATAACATTAGAGCCATATACTTACCATCGGTGTAAATGTTTGCCATACAAAACCCGGCTACTAATAATATTACTAATTCAAATCTCATGTTCTCCTTACTTCTTCTTATATTATCTATACACATTTTCAATCGATTTATTCATAGTATACATAAATCAAAAACGCACATATCAATATTAGTGCTAAATGTATATAATGTTTATTCAAATTTAATTTACTGCTTATATACACTGGTTTAGGTAAGTATTCATTACGATACTTTTCAAGAGCCCTCGGTAATGATATTTCCTCTTTTCCTAATAATACATTGAATTTATTGTGAATAAAATGGACCCATCTCACAAACGAATCACGATTATCTAAATATGGGGATACAGGATACTTATCTAACATTTCACTAAACTTGTTTCCCATTTCCTCAATGGGTATAAATAGAGGCATGTTCTGAATAAAATCGTAGTATTTCTTCTTTGTTACATCATTCGGGGTTTTGGGATAAGACTCGGCTATTGTATGTAAAAAAAACCAATAATGAGGTCCCCATACTTCGGAATGAAATATCATTTTGTATACACGTTAGTAATATTTATTTTTTACAAATACAACTATTTTGTAAAAAGGGTGTAAAGATTACTTTATGTAAAACAATAGATATATGGCGGATAACTATTGTAATAATTGTGGAAAACACGGACATAGCTATAACCAATGTAAATTACCGATAACCAGTTTAGGGTCTATTGCGTTTCGTATTTATGACAATAAAATAGAATATTTAATGATATGCCGTAAAGACACATTAGGATTCATTGATTTTATGCGCGGGAAATATACATTAACAAATAAGGACTATATTATGAATATGTTGAAACAAATGACGAATGCTGAAAAAATTAAATTAAATACATTGACGTTCGACCAATTATGGCATGATATATGGGGTAATGTGAATGTAATCAATCAATACAAAGCAGAAGAAATTTCATCCAGAAATAAATTTAATCATTTAAAACAAGGAGTTCAATACAAAACGAATAAACTTTCGTTAACTGAAATGATTGAGGAAAGTAATCAATATACAGTCTGGAATGAACCTGAATGGGGATTCCCTAAAGGGCGACGTAATTATAATGAATCCGATTTAGATTGTGCTTTAAGAGAATTTAATGAAGAAACCGGGATTAATACAAGGTCCATAAAGCTAATTGATAATCTTTTCCCATATGAAGAGATTTTTACTGGTTCAAATTATAAATCTTACAAACATAGATATTTTATCACGTACATTGATAGTAAAACGAATATTAATATGGATAATTACGAAAAAACAGAAGTTAGTAAAATGGAATGGAAAACATACGAAAACTGCATGTCATCTATTCGTATCTATAATTTAGAAAAACAGTATATGCTTACTAAAATAAACAATACGCTGTCAAATTATAGTATATCATGCTATTGTTAAAATACACACCTTTTTATCTCTATATATTTTAATATATAGAGAGTATCATCAAATTATGAATAACACTGTTAAAAATAAATCTGTACCAAAAAATAACACACGTAAAAGATGTCCTAAGGGAGAACGTTGGAATATATCTCAAAATAAATGTTTGCCACGTATTATAAATAATACAGAAGACACAAATAATAACACTGGTTGTTCTAAAAAATATGAACCACAAACTACACAACAGCAACAGAGAATGATTTTTTTGACAGAACAAGTTAAATCACGTAAACTTAGCACAAAAGATTTGAGAAATATGGTATCTGACCTTATTGGAGAAGAACGAGGTATTCATAAAAACCAAATATTAGGTGCTCGAATGACCGACGAATTAATACGATTGATTATATGCTTAGAGAATAGACCGAATCAAGACCCGGAAGTTGAACCATCACCCGAACCAGAGGTTGAACCATCACCCGAACCCAAAGTTGAACCATCACCCGAACCAGATGTTGAACCATCACCCGAACCAGATGTTGAACCATCACCCGAACCAGATGTTGAACCATCACTTGAACCCGAAGTTGAAGATATAGAACTGACACCAGATATACAGGATATACAAAATCAATTTGGAATAGAACCAAGTGATATGGATTCTAAAGAATATAATCAATATTTATCTAAGAAAGAAAAACTTGAATATGATAATAATAATGATGATGACACATACGATTTCCTTTATCCGCAATTAAATGACCCTAATTTTAGTACAAAAATCGCATTGCGTAAAGAATTTAATGATACTCGGTTCGATGGTGAAATTAAAGACATCAAAAAACAAGCAGAAATACTATGTAAAGCAGATTTTGAATTGTTACCACATCAAATGTTTGTTAAGAATTTCCTTTCACTACAAACACCATACAATTCTCTTTTGTTGTATCATGGCTTAGGAACAGGCAAAACATGCAGTGCGATAGGTATTTCTGAAGAGATGAGACATTTTATGAAACAAGTGGGTGTAAAACAAAAAATACTAATCGTTGCCTCACCTAACGTTCAAAATAACTTCCGTCTTCAATTGTTTGATGAACGAAAATTAAAATTAGATGGAGAACAATGGAATTTAAACACATGTGTAGGAAATTCATTATTGTCTGAAATTAATCCTACTAATTTAAAGGGCATTTCTAAAGAGAAAATTACATCACTCATTAATTCTTTAATTAACAAATACTATTCTTTTGTAGGATATACTGAATTATCACATTACATACAAAATAAAACAGTGCCTCCTGATAATGTTAATTATACAACCGCACAAAGAAAGGACTATAAATTAAAAAGAATACAAAAATACTTTGATAATCGTCTTATTATCATTGATGAAGTCCATAATATTCGTCAAGGAGATGACAATAAAGATAAGAAAAAAACATCCTCATTATTATTGAATATATGTAAGTATGCTAATAATCTTCGTCTTCTTCTGTTATCTGCTACTCCTATGTATAACAGCTACAAAGAAGTCATATGGCTTACTAATATTATGAATGTAAATGATAATCGTAGTACTATTTCTGAAAGTGATATTTTTGATAAAAACGGTAGTTTTATTGAATCAACTACAGATGATAATGGTAACGTATCTGAGAGTGGTAAGGAATTATTAATGCGTAAATTAACTGGTTATGTTTCATTTGTCCGTGGTGAAAACCCGTATTCATTTCCATATCGCATTTATCCTGAGACATTTGATAATACTCATAGTCTGGATGTAGAAAATTACCCGACCAAACAAATGAATAATCGAGAGATTACTGCCCCATTAAAACATACCCCCGTATATACAAACCCTATAGGTGAGTACCAATTAAAAGGATATAATTATATTATTGAGAACATGAGGAATATGTCTACAATAAAGGCACAAGATGGAGATGAATCGGTACAACAAATACCGACATTTGATAACATGGAATCGTTTGGATATACTTACTTAGAAAGACCTCTTCAGTCATTGGATATTGTTTACCCCAATAAAGAGTTTGATAAAATAATCAATGGAGAACCCACTACTATGAATTCAGAAGATGTTGTGAAACGAATAGTAGGTAAAAATGGTCTTATGAATATAATGACTTATAAAACTACCGACCAAATACGTTACAATTTCCAATATAAACCCGAAACCATTGACAATTATGGGCGTATTTTTAGCCCCGATGTTCTTCCTAAGTACAGTGGTAAAATTTCGTCAATATGTAATACTATTCTGAAATCAAAAGGTGTTATCATTGTATATTCTCAATATATCGATGGTGGAGTTGTGCCAGTTGCTCTTGCGTTGGAAGAGTTAGGATTTACCAGATATGGCAGTGCTACGTACACCAAACCTTTATTTTCAGAATCACCAACCGAACCGATTGATTCTATATCCATGAAACCTAAATCGCAAGTTAAAGGGAAATTTAAACAAGCGAAATATGTTATGATTACTGGAGATAAACTATTCTCGCCAGACAATCTAAGTGATATTAAACATATTACAAATACTGATAATAAAAATGGTGAAAATGTAAAAGTTATTCTTATTACAAAAGCAGCAGCAGAAGGTCTTGATTTTAAAAATGTTCGCCAAGTACATATTATGGAGCCATGGTACAATAACAATCGTACCGAACAAATTATTGGACGTGGAGTACGTAACCTTAGTCATTGTAATTTACCGTTTGAAGAACGTAATGTTGAAATTTATCTACATATTACAAACCCTATATCAGAACAACAAGAAGAACCCGCCGACTTATATGTGTATCGTTTTGCTGAAAAAAAAGCAGAATTAATAGGCAATGTAACACGGGTTATGAAAGAGATTTCCGTTGATTGTCAATTAAATATCGAACAAACTAATTTTACCATTGATAAATTAACACAAATGGTTCAAAATAAAGATATACAGATTCAATTATCCAGTAATTCTAAGAACAAAATTCAGTTTACAATTGGCGATAAACCATTTACTCCCGTATGTGACTATATGGATAATTGTAATTATCAATGCTATGCTAATACTGAGGTTAATAATCAAGATATAGTTAATCATACATATAGCGAAGAGTTCGCACGTATCGGATTTTCAGCTATTGTTAAGCGAATTAGAAACTTATTTAAAGAACAATTCTTTTATACGAGAAAGGATTTGACTGACTCCATTAATATAATTAAAAAATACCCGAAAGAACAAATTGATTTCGCACTTACACGTTTCGTTAATAACAAGAATGAAATTATTGTAGATAAATATGGCAGAAATGGATATTTAATTAACAAAGATAAATATTATGTATTTCAACCTATGGAAATTACAGACGAATATGCTTCTTTGATTGAACGGTCTATACCTATCGCATTTAAACCTACTAATCTTGAGTTAGAATTACCTGTCAAAATGGCTTCTCCAACACAAACACAACTTATTGAAACTACACGAACTGACTACGCTACTATTATTCAAACACTTACTCAAAATATTACTAAAACCAAAACTACCGAAAATATTAAATCGGGAGATAATGACTGGTATAAGCATTATAGTAAGGTTCATTCACTACTTATTGAGAATAAGTTCAGTAAAGAGCAACTTGATAAATATATTATACATCACTTTTTAGATTTATTACCAATACAAGATAAAGTTACCGTTATTAATCATATATTTAAAAAAGGAGTTGACTTATCTAATGACGACAAAATTATCAAAAAATATTATAACAACTTTATTACTGACGATAACATTATTGTTCTTATTGATTCATTAAATAATAAACAACCTTTTCAGATATATACATTGAATACCAATAATACTCCCATATGGAACAAGGTAGAAAGTGAAGAAATCAACAATTATAAACATGTACTCAAAAAATTTATAGTCGCACCATCAAATGTAAATAAACATATATTTGGGTTTATCGCAAAGGATAGCAAACGAAATATCATTTTCAAAACACGTACATTAACAGATAAACAACGAAATATAACTGGGTTTAATTGTAATACTGCAGGAAAAAATGACGTTATCAAAAAAATGAACGAATTACCTATCGTATTAAAGATGGATTATGATAATGTTTTAAAACAAGGAACATGTGTTATTTTTGAACTTGTATTCAGAAAACTTGATGAAGAAAGTAGTGGAAAACGATGGTTTTTTGACACGGTTTTACGTAACAAGAATGTAGATACATTTATAGGTGTTTCTCGTTCGTAATCTTTCAATATAGAAAATTGAAATTTCCATATTGAACCAAACCTACATAAAAGATAATCTATTTATATATTAGTAGCTATGGATAAACAATCAAATACGCAAGGAGTATACTCTAATGAATTGCTCACCAGAAAAGTGTTTTTAACAATGGACCAAGTAGGTCAAAATATAAAACAGAATTTAGAACGAAGTATATCATACAGTATTGAAGGTAAATGCACTCAAGATGGATATATTAAACCTAATTCGGTTCGTGTAAATACATACTCAGCTGGTATTGTCAATAACGAAAAGGTTGAGTTTCAAACTGTATTTGAATGTATGGTATGTCATCCTGTAGAAGATATGGTTATGGACTGTAAGGTTAAAACTCTTACAAAAGCCGGAATACACGGAGAGGTTATTGATAATGAAGGGAATATGCCGGTTACCATATTCATTGCACGAGACCATCATTTTACAAACAAACAGTTTGGAACTATTGAAGAAAACAGTGTAATTACAACAAAAATAGTAGGTATTCGTTTTGAATTAAACGACCCATATATTTGTGCTATTGGTACATTAGATACTGAGACTAATAAAAAGTAATAACAATTACAAAACTACAAAATGTTTATTCATATTTAGAAATTTCTATCCATTATGTATATTTAATACATAATGGTAAATTTTTTAATGTCAGGTCGTGGAAGACCTCGTAATACTAACGAACAAGCTAAACGTATTGCCGCGGAGAAGGCTGCTGCTGAGAAGGCTGCCGCGGAGAAGGCTGCTGCTGAGAAGGCTGCCGCTGAGAAGGCTGCCGCTGAGAAGGCTGCCGCGGAG